AAAAATAATAAATATTGGAATTATAGTTCCAGAAGACTTAAAACATCTAGATGAGGATAGCAAAAATTCAAATGAAACCTTTTAATTTAAAGAAAAAGTCAAGTGAGACACTTAATATATACCGAGATGAAGAAGGAAGATATACGTTTAGCTACTCTGAAAAAGATGACGAAATTATTATAGAATCAATTGAAATACCAAATATTTTTGGAAAAGATCTTATGACAGTTATTGGGATTATTTCAGATTTAAATTTAGAATTAGAATTTTTATACAAGAATGTGTATGAGAGATAATTTTAATGCCGAAAATATTAAATGTACCTAAAAGCAAACAAAAATATTCTTGGGATTGTGGTCCACATACATTTATATCTATAATTAAAGCATTAAAAAATACGGTCCCTTCTGAAAACGAAATTATTAAAAATTTAAATGCAGATAAAAAGACTGGAACTGATCCGTTAAATTATATTGAAGCACTAAATAAAGAAAATATAAAAAGTCATTTAATGGAGAACCCAGATATAGAAAAAATAAAGAAAGCAATTATATCAGGAAATCCTGTTGCTTTAATTGTTCAAGCCTATTCTGATTCAAAGGAAGAAGTAATAAATTTAAAATCAGGACATTGGGTTGTATTGGTTGGAAGTGATAAAGATTATTTGTATTTCATAGATCCTTTAAGTAAGAGTGGAATTACAAAAATAAAAGAAAGTGATTTTCTTTATAGATGGAAAAACATAGTAAAAAAAAATCAACCTGAAAAAAGAACAGCAATAGTTATTGACTATAAAATAGATAAAATAATAAAAATAAAAAACGACATAGATTTAATGCCAATGTCTTTGGGAACAAATAAAATGAATTATTGGTATAAAAAAGCTTCACAAGAAGAAAACATTATTGAAAAGCTTGAAAATGATGATTATAAAAGTCATGAAGAATTAATTTCAGATCTTGAAAATTCTGTTTTAATCTGGAGAGAGGTAAGGTTAAAAAACGAAAATATTGTAATTTTATCTACTGATGGTAAAAAAGAATATGTTGCTATAGTCCATGATGGTTATAATGATTTTGATGATATTTTTGATTGGTTTTATGGTATTTCTGATATTGACATATATAATTATGTAGACTATCTTGAAGAAAATGATTTTTGGGAAGGCGTATCTGAAGGGTATTTTCTTTATCATGCTACAGACTGTAAGAATATTGAAAGTATAAAAGAAAAGGGACTTATTGTTGATTGCAAGACTAGAGCAATTACCAATAGAAACATGCCTTGTGCTGTTTTTTCGCACCCAAACGATACTTCGTTAGATTCATATGGGGATTGTGTTATTGGTATAAATGTTGGGCTAATGAAAAAAGACGGTTATATGCCAAAAACAATGAAAGAAAATGGTATGGAAGAGGCAGAAGTAAGAGAAATTTTGGCTCATAAACTAGGAATTGAAGATTTCGATATTTATGATGAACTAAATAAAGGTATGTCTCAAGGTTTAGATCCAGAAACAATAGCCTTTCTTGGTAATATTCCTCCAAAGTATTTAATATTTCCAGAAAATATAAAAGCAAACAAAAGTTCTTCAATTAAAATAGCAACAAAAATGACACAAGAAGATTTTATAAAACAATTCAATGATTTTCAGAAAAAAATAAATAAAGTTTTTGAAAAGTATTCATATATAAATCCAGAATATATTAAAGAATACAAAGAAGACTTTTTTAAAAATCTAAATAGATTTATTGAACATTATGACTATACTTCGTTAGATTTAGATGAGTTAATGAAAATTTTAGATGATATTTCTTATGCCTATAAAAATGCTGGATGGATCATGGATTCCGCATTTTCAAAGAAACAAGAAACAAAAAATATTTCTAATCTTAAAGATTTTAGATCTGAAGTTTATTATCTTGTTATGCAGTTTAAAAAAGGATTTTTAGAAAATAAAAATCCAGAAGGAAGGCTGGATGTTTTACAAGAAGTTTTTGATTTAGTAGATTATTCGCTAGATGAATTATCTTTAAAGTATAAGAATTATAGTGAAATTATAAAAAAAGCTGTTTCTATATGGTCTGAAGCTAAAACAAAAATAGCAGAACAAATCTTTCAGTCTCCGAATAGACTTTTCAACTACGTAAGGCATTTTATATCTAAAATTGAAGATTTAGATACTGAAACATCTGATATAGATTTTAACTCTGAAATAAACATAAAAGAGCATTATTATGATGGAATTTGTCCAGATTGTGGTATGGAAATTCCAGAAAACTCAAAAGTAAATGATTCTTGTAAAGATTGTGGTCATGTTTTTAATTTAGAATATGAATTAACAGAAGAAGATTTAGATAGGCTTGAAGATTCTATAGATAAAGAGTTTAGAGAAGATCTATATAGGTTGGGATATAATTCTCTTAGAAAATTAGAAAAATTTCTTAATATTGAAAAAACAAAAGAGTTTGAACACTATGAGGGATTTGAAGATTTTGGAAATAATATATTTTTAAATAATAAAAGTTGGTATAAGTTATCTCAAAATGAAGATCACATTAATATAAATTTTGATCCAAGCGGAACTGGAAGCACTCCAAATAATCTAAATATAGAATATCTTGGATTTACAAAATATCTTACCCCAAATGAATTTTTATCTAATGCTGCACCATTACAGGAAGTTAATGAAAAAACAATACAATACTTTATTGATAAATATAAAAATGGAGAACCAATTAGCAATCCAACATTTTATGCGATATACGACGAAGATAAAAATGTTTTAGAAATAACAGGACATGAAGGAAGGCATAGAATGGAAGCCTTAAGGAGAGTTTCTCCTAATGAAAAAGTTCCTGTTCATATTTTTCCACAAGGTTTAAGGGCAAGACATTTTGTTGATAAAAATGTTAATGAAATTAGTTTTGTTCCAGAAAAATATTCAGAAAAAAAATATAGCGGTAAAAACTTTATTAAAAATTCAGCTAATATTGGTGAGCAAATAGATTTATTTGAAAATGATGTCGAACTATCACCATTTACTTTGTTAAATGGTTATTTTAAAATTCTTGAAGAAATAAAGCCATATTTAGATGAATCCGTTTTCGTTCATTTTGATCAAACAAATATAGATGAAATGGTTCAAGAGGAAATGGAAAGTCAAGGCAATGATTATGCAAACAATTATTTGGAAAATTATGACGATATATATGGACAACTAATACATTCATTAAGAGATCAAGGTTATTTTGATGAAAAAGAAAATACTTATAAATCACTATTACAAGAAATCTCCAATAAAATAAAAGTAAAGTCCATGGAGATTTTGTCTTTAGAGCCATTTTCCAAACTGGTAATAGATAAAATAAATAATAATGACTTTTTTTTAACAAAGATTTTAAACAAAGAAATATTTGATGACAATGAAAATTATTTTAAAAATAATGAAGATGTTGATATTTTAAAAAATATATATTTAAATGGTGATTTTAATTCTATTTGTTCTCAGTATGTTGATATTAATTATTTAATTGATAATTTCCCTTCAATTTTTGATTATTATTCTTATCGTGGACTAGAAAAGGGTCCTGGATATGAAACCCTTATACCAATACTAAACGAATATGATGATTCAAACTTTTCAATTGAAGAAGAAGATTTAGTGGATCTTATTCCATATCAAAGTAAAATAGAGTGGATATTGGAAGAATATAATGATCAAATTTTAGAGTCTATTCAAGAGGGAACATATTATAGTCTTAAAGAAAGTTATAGTGAAATGGCAAGGAAGCTTGGTGTTGGTAAAAATGAAAAAGACCTTGAAAATTTTACAATATTAGATTTGTTTGTAAATGCTGGAATAAACATAATAGAAGATCCTGAAAATCCAGAAGGATCTTATAGTGATTCTTTTATTGAAGAACTTAAGGGAGGGGTATCATATTTGTATGAATTTTTTAAAGACAATAAAGACGAAAGTGTTGATTTTTCAGAAAATTGCCTTTATCTTTTAAAACAAATGCAAGAAGTTTCTGTTTCTATTGTTATTTCAGGTTTAAATTTAGATTATGATTTTTATAAAGACAACGTGTTGTCAATGTTTAAAAACCAACTAAAACTTACTTATCCTGGATCTTTTGAACTAAATTTTGCAAAATTTATTATGGAAATGTGTCATGAGTACGCTGAGATAAGAGACGAAAAAAAAGAAGAAAAAGATGAGATTTTAGAAACATATCATTTAAATATTTCTAAAAAAGACGAGTTACTTTCCAGAATTTCAATAACAAAATCTGAAATATCTTCATTAGAGGACTTAAAAAAAACAGGGAATATTTCAATAGTAGATTATGAAAAAAGAAATAGTGAACTAGAAAATAAAATGGAGAAAGAAAATAGAAGGCTAGAGACTCTTGAATATGATATAAAAAAAATACAAGAAAAGCTTCAGGTTGCACAAGAAAATATTCCAGAGTTTCTAAATTTAAGAAATTGTAATGTTGCAAAAATTCTTATGAACAAAATTGCAGTATTATTAGAGAATAAAGATAAAGATAGTTTTTTCCCTAAATTTTGCTATATAACTAATCAAAATGTTAATAGAAATGTAAAAAAGAATTGGATTGCAAAAAACGCAATACCATTTCTAGAAACATATCTTAATACTACACCAAACCCAAATGGAAGCATACAAATTCTTTATCAAAAAATGGGACCACTAGCTGGAACTGATAGAGAAACAATTCCTCAAAATGTTGCTGCTGGTAAAAATTATGTTTTAAAATGGCTTTCTTCTAGAGTTTTTGATTCTGGTGAAGAAATACACAATTGCATTCAACCGTTTTTTGACCACACAATTATGGGACAACAATTTTTAGGAAAGTTTTTAGAAGATGAGTTTTTAGGAGAAAGAAATTCAAATACAATAAATTTAGTTTTACGAGCAAGAAAAGATCTCATTGAAAAAAAACATTTAATTCCTGGGGAAAAAAATCCACCTTCAGAAGTTTTATGGAGTCCAAGTAAAAAAATTGAGAACTATATTGTTCCCGATAAAAAAAGGGATATTCTTGCATATCATGAATATTCATTGGCATTATTGTATGGAGGTGTTGGAACTGGAGATACATTGGGAATGTTTTCAGTAGAACTTTTAAAGGAAGGCTACTCAAATAAAGCTATAGAACATTTTTTGTCTAAAATTAATTTTGAAAAAGGACAAAATATAACTCCATATAGTTCAAATCATGGAAATTTTGATTTCGTTATTACTTCAAAACTAGATCCCATAAATGTTGTTGCTGGAGATAAAACAAATTGCTGCTTTTCAATTGGAGATGCAGCAGAAAGTTCACTAGTAGATGCTTTTACAAATCCTGATTCCGGATTTTTAATAGTTTATATTGCAGGAACAAAAACGCTAGTGGCACAATCATGGATAAGATTAAATTATGATTCAGAAAAAACGCCTTCCTTATACTTAGACAATATTGAGACTGTATCTAAATACAAATTTTCTACAGACTTAACAAAATGTTTTAAGTTGTTTGCAGAAAAAATTAAAAAAGATAGAAATTATAAAAATGTTTATGTTGGTAAAAATCTTTCTAAAATAATCTTTCATTCTCCGGCAATACGACCAAATGATATTCCTCGCTTTCCCGGGGCAAAGTCCGGAATATACTCAGATTTATCTACAGGTGCTTGGATTATTGCAAATAAAAAAACTGATAAAAATTGGTATAAGATTTCTGGAGTAGAAGATTTTGTTTCTGGCATTCAAAATTATGACATAAATGAAGTAATTGAAAAATATCCAAATGAAAGCGAATTAAATGAAGAGCAAAAAAGAAATATTAGAAGTATCTCTTTTTCTACAAATTATGGGTCTTCTAAGTCTAAAACAAAATTATTTTTAAAATATCCACAATATACATATTATTCTCTTTATGTTTTAGAACAGTATTTTTTAGGATATAACCCTGAAGAAAAAGAAATTTTATTAATTTGGAATAAAATGGATAAAGAGAAAGATCAGAATATACCAGATAGTTTGCCTGCTTATATTTATAACGATATAGCAAAAAATTATACTAATATGATTTCAACAGAGTTCGCAACCAATGTATTTAGAAACAAGACTAAATATCCCGGGGCTTTAATCTATGCATGTGCAAAAAAATTTCCAGACTTGTACAAATGTTTAAACTCTAATAATCCAGACACTGTTTTAGACTCTTTATTAAAAAAGATTGAGTTTCCAAATGAAAAAAACATTGAAGAATCAATAGAAATAACAAGAAATATGGTTAGACCTTTAAATAATATAGACGGAACCGTTCTTTCAGAGGAAGAATATAAAAAAGAAAAAGAAATAAAAAATCAAAATCAAAAATATTTTATTGATTTTTTTGTAGAATTAAACAAAGAAGAAAAAAAATTATTTAATATTTTAAAAAGAGATAGTGAAAGTAATTTTACATCAATTTATTCAAGTAGTTCTTATTGGAATATTTCTTTAGATTCAGCAAATCTTTATCTTCTTTTAGATAAGGTTTTAGATAGTTATAAAAACAAAAATAATTATATTGACAAAGATTCTGGATTTAGAGTTTATAATTTTACAATTAAAGAAAAGCAATTATCATATATTTCTTTTTGTGGAAATTTAATTTCAAAAGAAATTTTAGAAAATATAATTAAATCTTTAGGGTCTGTAACAAAAAAAGAATCCGAATTTAGCATCAGTAAATATGACTTTAATATTTATTTAAATGGAGAAAAAAAAGAAGTTTCAATTAATAGTGAACATATTTCATCCCCAGATAATTGTTTTAGAAGGGATCGTTCAAATACAAATTTAAGTGGGTTTATATTACAAAGTTTTCCATTATACGAAGAATTATATATGGATATTTTTAATAAAAAATATAAAAATATTATAGATGAAACTGCTAATGAAAATGATTTTGTTTTACTGAAAACAGATCCATTATTTTATTTACTAGGAGAATTAGCAGGAAATGAAGCATCATATATTTTCGTTAATAGACATAAAGTTATTGATAGAGAAACATATAATAAAATATCTAATCCATTTTCCTATAGTGTTACTACTAATGATTTTCTTGAGTTATATAAAAAAATAATTTCTAAAATTCCACAAAATATTAGGAAGTCTTTTGAAAAGCAAAATATTGAACATCTGTTTAATTTTAAAATAAACGATCCATTAAAAAGTAATACTTGGACCTATTTGTGCTCTGGTGTTTTTTCACCTGAATTTATTCAATCTTTAATCGAAAAATGGCCAGAAGATGCAAGAAAGGTAAGAAATTTAATTAAGTCTAATTCTAGTGAAGAAGTAAATAATGAACTAAAAGAAAAGATTGATATTTTTTCAGATAAAAAATTAAAAAATTTAAACAAAGATATTTCAGAATTTTTACTTGGTCAAAATAATTCAAAATTATTCCATGTTTCAGATTTTCCTGAACTAAAAGAATTTTCTACAGATTTTTTAAACTTTTTTTTAAAAAACAACGATAAAGAAACATACAACTATCAAGAAAGTGTAAATGAAACTAAACTTCAATCAGCTTTAAAAAACTTGGAAAAAATAGAAATATATATAGTGGATAGCCATAACTTAATAGAACAGTTTGGTGAAGAACAATTGAGAGGCTATAGAATTCATCCTGAAAATATTTCTGGATTTTATTCTGGTCCATATAATATTTTCCAAAAACCAAATCCTATTATAGTTATTTTTTCTGATAATACAAGTTCTGCTGAGGATATATGTGAATCTGTTTCAGAGATATTGGGAATGAGACCTATTGGCTCAACTGGTTTAAATCTAAGAAAAGAACAAACACTATGGCATGAAACAACTCATGGTTTAATAGATTTAGCAATTGGAGATATTGAAAAGGAAAGAAATTATTATGAAAACACAACAACATGGCTTTCTGATATTGAAGAAGTTTTAACAATTTCTTATGGCAATTTAGACTATATAAAAAATAGAGTTTCTGAAATGGTTGAAAGAACATTTCCTAAAGACAAAAAAATGATAGAAGGGTTTATCGAAAATCTAAAAAAAGATTTAATAAAAGAATTCCCATTGGAATTTTACGGTGTTTATTCAGAAAAAGCAAAAATAGAAATAGACGAATACGTAAAAGAAGAATTACCAGAAATTCTTTCAAAAGAAAATATGGACTCCTTAAAACAATCAATTGTTTCTATGTTTTCAAAATTCTTTTTATCAAAGATGTTAGTCCAAAAATTTGACTCTATTAATAGTATAGGTGATGATAGAAATAAACTAAAGTTCCCTTCTGATAAAATAGTTCCAGAAGTAAATGAAGAACCTTATGTGCAAAATAAAAAAGATGAATTTATTTTAGAATTAGAAAAAAGAAGCGATTACCAAGACTTTATAAATAAAGTAAAAGAAAGAATAAAAGGCATTACCTTTAGCAAAAACAAAGATACTATGTATGAATATAAATCATATATAAATAATACTAAAAACAATATGAGTCCTATTTTTACTATTTATGATCTGATTAGATTTATATATGATCAAAACTTTTACAGTTTAAGTGATGTTGATGTAAATAAAATAAATCCATATTTTGAAGATATTATACCAGAATCACTACTTAATGATATAACTGAATATGTAATAATAGAAAAAGAAAAACTTAATATACCCTTAAATATTCAGGAACCTGAAATTACATCAGAAGAGGCTGAAGATTTGGGAAATATGATTTATGACACAAGAGAAAATATTGGAAAAGGATGGGAATGGTTAGCTTTTAATGAAAATAAATTGTATAAAAAAGCTAAAACAAATTGGTATAAAATTTCTCAACATACAAATACATTGGTTTGTATAGATATACAAGAAGAATGGAAAGAATATTTTTCAAACATTGATATGTGTGATTTTTTTAAATTTATTAATAGTTATGATAAAACTATTTACGTAGTAGATTCTTTGGCTTCAGGAATTGACTTTTATAGCGATTATAAAGCAAAACTTCCAAAAGATTTGGCATTTCAATTCTATAACAATAGCAATGAAGACAAAAATAATGACGAATTTGATTTTGATAGTTTGTATGAATATGGAGAATGTCCAGTTTCTCCTAAAATAGATTTTCAGATAAAAAACTATGGAGGAATACTAAGAGAGGCTATTGATGCTGGCATGGACAATGAAGTAAAGTTTATGCTTAAATCTATTATAAACAAAGATATAAATGAAGAAAAGTTAGATTATATAGAAGAAACAATTAAAGAACTTGATAAACATACTGGAATTGATTATTGGGAAAAAGAATTTGACTTTCTAGAAGCAGATCAATTGGCACAAAAAATTTATGAAAAATTTTCTTATCATTCCTCAGAACTTATCCAAGGTATTCCTAATGATTTTTGGAAAAGCTTAGGCTCTATAGATATTTGTGGTGGTGGAATTAATGAATGTTTAGCGGAAGTTACTGCTGCATTAGATATCCTTGATGTTCAATATAATATTATTAATAAATATACTTATGGAAGCAATGAAAAGTTTTATAAAAACTCATTGGCCAAAACTTTGACAAACAATGATTTGTCCATTACAGTACCTAATTATAGAAAGGAAAGTAAAATGCTTACTTTTGCTCAAATGGCAGATGGTGGTAAGGCGTATAATACAGACCTACAAATAGATCTTCCGCCTACGTTAAACAATATTCTAAATACTTTAAAACAAAACAATTCATACGGATTGCTTGTTGGTGGTGCTGTCCGAGATAAATTTCTTGGTCTAGAACCAAAAGATTTAGATATAGAAGTTTATGGCATAAGCTATGAACAGCTTTTTAAAATCTTAAGTAAATTTGATAGAAAAAATTCTCCAGATGTTGTTGGTAAATCATTTGGGATAATAAAAATAACAGATAACGAAGGTAATGACTATGATTTTTCAATTCCAAGAAGAGAATCAAAAACAGGAGTTGGACATCAGGGATTTTCTGTAGAGTTTGATCCTAATATTACTCCAAAGGAAGCTGCTGCAAGAAGAGACTTTACTATAAACTCTTTGTCGTACGATCCTTTGACACATCAGGTTTTTGATTATTTTGGTGGTGTAGATGATATACAAAATAAAATTCTTAAAGCTACTTCTCCTGCATTTGCCGAAGATTCACTAAGGGCATTAAGAGGGATGCAGTTTGCCGGAAGATTTGGCTTTTCTTTAGAAGATCAAACAGCAGAAATGATAAGGGGTTTAATAAGCGATTATCCGTCTCTAGCTAAAGAACGTGTTTCTGGTGAATGGATGAAGTTTTTTACAAAGAGTAATCATCCCGGAAAAGCTTTAGAATTTTTAATTAAAAGTGGTTGGATAAAATTATATCCAGAAATAAATGCCTTTATTCCAGACAAATATGAAGAACAATTGTTAGAAGAAATAAAGTCAGATAATTATCCGGGTATTTCTGGACATAAAAGTATAAGGCAAGAGTTTGAATGGCATCCCGAAGGGTCTGTTTTACTTCACACAATTTATGTTTTAGAAGCTTCTGCAAAAATTGCTGACGAACAAAACATAAAGGGTGAAGACAGGGCTGTTATTTTAATGTCAGCATTATGTCACGATTTAGGTAAAGCTACACATACAAAAATAGAAAATAAAAAAGGAATACAAAGAGTAACTTCTCCGGGACATGAAGAGGCTAGTGTTCCTTTAGCTAAAACATTTTTAGAAAGTGTTGGAATCAAAAAAAATCTTATTGACAGAGTTTTGCCATTAGTAGGAAATCATATGCAGCATATAACATATGATTCAAAATCTAAAAACGGAAATGTCAGACAAATTGCTGAAAGAATTTTTCCGGCTACAATAAGAGAATTAGAGTTAGTAATAAGATCAGATATGGGAGGAAGACCTCCATTACCCGGTGGGTTACCTCCAGAAGCAGAGCAAATGGTTTCTGACGCTAGAGAACATGGTGTTTATGAAGGTAAATATCAAAACCTAATTCAAGGAAGAGATTTGATTGAAGAGTTTAATCTTAAGCCCGGAATAATTATGGGGGAAACATTAAAATTTGTTAGACAAAAAATGTTAGAGGGTTTGGTTTCCAGTCGTGAAGAAGCACTTATTGTTGCTGATGATTTTTTGAAGAGAAAACAAAATTTTATTAACGGTAAAGATGTTTTAGAGGTAATGGAAACAGATAAAGGGGGACCGTTTGTAAAAGAAATATTAGATTTGGCATGGGAACAACAAAAAAATGGGACACTAAAGACAAGAGAAGAATCAATTAACTGGTTAATTGGATATGTTAAAGGTAATCTAGAAATAAAACCAGAAACAAACAACAACATTATTTCAGAGGAATAATTATGAATAACCCATTTTATAAGAAATCTTCAAAAAAAATTGCGGGTCCTTTTAACTTAAAAAATATTGATCAAAGAACTGAAAGAAGATATTATCAAACAACCTTAAAAGATCCTGTTAGTAGTATTTATATTCCTGAATATGATACAACTTATAATAGTGGAGAATATCTTGATACAAGAAGAAACTATTTCAAAATAATAGGTATAAAAGAAGACTCTTCAGATGTTAATAATTCTATTTTTGAGCTTCAAGAATATGATCCTTTTGAAGGCAAAACTGTTGGATCTATTGTAAGCAGAAAATTCTATCAGATAAATGGTTATGAGATAAGAAGTGAAGAGGAAATGAAATTAATTTCAGAATCTTTGAAAAAAGGTAAGTCTAATAAAAGTGTAAATAGTAGATTTTAAAATTTTCTATTATTTTCTATTCTTTGTTTTGATTCTTCAATTTCTTCAAACTTTATATTAAAAATAGCTTCAATACATTTAGTTGCATCTTCCATGTCTTCTATTATAAATTGATGGTTTTTCAAAGGCGTAAATGAAGTTTTAAATAGTTCTAGCAAAAATTTAATACTTACTATTTGATCGGCTATCCTTTCTAGTTCTACTTGAATTTCTCTATTGTTGACATTTAGCATTTTGTCTTGTTCGTCTAGTTGTTTCGCTATTTCACGAACTATTACAGGATTTGTTATTGATATTTTTTCAATAAGCATTTTAGTCTCCAATAAAAAGGAGGAGGCACTGCCTCCTCCCAATTATTTCTATTTTAAATTAAACTGTTATTCTATTTGAATCTTTTTCCTACTCTTTTCTTTCTTCTTTTCTTCAAAACTAAATGGAATCTTAATTTCAAGAATTCCATCCTTAGCGGTACTTTCAATTTTATCTATATCTTTAATGTTTTCAAATGAAACTGGAATTCTTCTTTCAAAGTTTGATTTCTTAACTTCTGAATAAAAAATTTCTTCGTTATTTTGACCTTCACTTGATTCTTTTTCCCCACTAACAATTAATGCTTGTTGCTCGTGATCATATTCTAAAGAAATTTTATTCTTGTCATATCCACTAATATGAAGTTTTAGTATGAGAATATCTTTTTCAAGATCTCTTAAAATTTCAAGACATGGAAATTTTGAGTTAGTTTGATATATTTCTTTTAATCTTGGTTTAAATCTAGGGCTTAATAGTTCATCTGCCAATTGATCTAAAGCATTAAGAACGTCATTTTCTCCAAACAAGGGGCTTGTAATACTTCTAAATGGAGATGTGGCTTTTATTGAAAAAAACTCACTAGGAACTACACTACCTACACTACCTACACTACGACTACTGTTACGGTTTGTCATGGTCCGTACCTCCGAATTTATTTTAGGCTCTTTCGACACCTATAACATACCAAATTGGTCATGTCTCTTTTTTATACGACAAGAAATATTTTGGCCAAAAAATTGATTTTTTATTTTTACCATAATCACAATAATCGTATCTTTTGTTGGAGAACAAATATGAGCGATAATATTAGAATGGTAATAGAAGACATTGTATCTTCTTATTTTGAAAAAATAAATTGGGAAAATATTGTAGGACCTGCTGTTTTAGAAAAAATAGAAGTTAAAACTAAAGCAGACTATAATTTTGTTAATGAAATTGTTGATAGCATTTCTATGGCTTTATCTGATAATGTTTCTGGAGAACAAATAACAGAAGAAATAATGGAACAAATTAAACTTAGAACAGTTTCTTTTGACCAAACACCTAATGTTGAAGAATCTGGAAATATGATTTGCTCTAAGTGTTACCGTCCGTTTGGAGTTTGGACATCAACCTCTGGAAATAGTTTCTCAGATCAAACAATAATTTCTAATGGAAAATCTATATTAATGATGGATGATTTCTAATGAATAAAAAAGAATATGTTTTTGATAGTGAAAACCCAGATAAATATCCATTTGGATATAGTGTAGTAAAACGTAAAGAAAGAGCCGGAATGGAATATGATTTATATATTCCAAACTTACCTCCTATAGGCAATTGGACAAGATCTGTTGCTATTTTTAATAGCAGATTTATTTTTGTATTAGAAAAATAATATTTTTGGCCGTTACCCTTGTCATTTGACTTCCATTGCAGTGAAATTTCCCTGCATGTGATTTGCTAATTTTAGTTTGTAAATTTAAAGGAGATCCAAAAAATGGATTTTAAAAAACTAACACGCTTTGTAGTTCCTGTTATTATTTTTGCAATTGTTCTTTTCAGTTTGCTTGCTGGCTCTTATCTTGTTGAAGAAGTAAGGGCTGGTGAATATCATATTGTTCAATATCCATCCGGCAAATTAGTGGCAAAGATGGAGCCGGGTTGGTATGGTCAATGGTTCGGAACGGTTACAAAATGGCCAAAAGCATTTACCCTTAACTTTGATCGGAATCCTGATACTACCGTTGATTCTCAGGCACAAAACGATATAGATATTACTGCAATTGAAGTTAGGTTTGCAGACGGAACTATTGCTCCAATTGAAGGTTCGTTAAGAGGAGAACTTCCACGAAGTCCGGAAATGGCAGTTGATCTTGTTTCTAAATTTGGATATAGATCAGTTCATGAACTTGTAGAAAATCTTGTAGCAAGACGAGTCCGTGTGTCTGTTAATAGTTCTGCAACAATGATGACCGCAATTGAATCTTCTTCAAGTCGAAGAAATGATTTCATTCAACATTCTTGGGATCAAATTCAAAACGGACTATATCATACTAATACAGTATCTCAAGTTGTAGAAGGACAAGTAAAACAAGAAGTTAAAGTGGCTAAAATTACAATAGGACCAGACGGGAATCCTATTCGTCAAAACGAAACAGGTGGATTGGATGACTTAGGTGTTGTTTTATCAAACTTTGAAATTAAGTCCTTTATTTATCCGTCAGAGTTAGAAAAACAAATTGCAAGTCAAAGAGATGCAATTATGGCTATTTCAGTGGCTAGAGCTAATGCAGAAAAGGCAAACGAAGAAGCCAAAACATCAGAAGCTCAAGGTAAAGCCAAAGTTATGACGGCTCAATATGAAGAAGAACAAATGAAAATTCGTGCTACAGTTAAAGCTGATCAAGAAAAAGCAGTTGCTTTAATTATGGCAGAAAAAGAAAAACAACAAGCCACAATTGCGGCACAAAAAAGAGTTGAAGTTGCAGAGCTTGAAAAGGAAGAGGCTGAAATTCAAGCACGTAGAGGTTTGGAAGTTGCAAAACTTAATAGGCAAGCCTCTGAAGAAGAATCCGCAAGAATTATTTCTCTTGGTGCAGCAGAAGCTAAAGCGAAACAAGCTGTTTTTAATGCAAATGGTGCATTAACAGAAAAACTTAAAGCTTGGACTGATGCACAAGTTGCTTGGGCGCAAGCATATGGTATTCGTAGAGTCCCCGGAATTGTTCTTGGAACAAAAACTGATGACGGAACCGAAACCCTAGACCTTCAAACAGCACTAAGTGTAAAGTTATTAAATGATCTTAATCTTGATCTTGGATTAAATTCAAATACTTCTCCAACAAACAACTAAGAGGCTGAGAAATGAAAATTTTGACTTCAAAAGACTTTGTGTTTAGCAATTTAAAAAAAGAAAATATTTCTGAAAATATTCTATCAGAAATTTCAACAAATTTCTTGGAAAAAATTGTTAGAGATATTTCGTATCCAAGACATTACACCGAAGAGTTTGAATCAAATAAAAAAGCCCGTAACTATATTGTAGAAGAATTAAAAAAGAATTCTTGGAATGTAAAACTTCATGACTATTGTGATAATATTATTGCCACATTACCACCTTCTGAAAATCTTTCTAATTCTTCTAGAATTATTGGAGCTACACATTATGATAGTGTTCCTAATTGCCCCGGGGCTGATGATAATGGTAGCGGAATAGCGGTTCTTTTGGCTGCTTCAAAAGTATTACCAAAAATGAATTTGAAAGTAAACCCAACTCTTATTTTCTTTAATCAAGAAGAAGATGGACTTTTGGGATCTTTTGAATTTGTAAAAAATAACAAAAAACAACTACGTGAAACAGTAAAGTCTGTGCATGTAATGGAAATGGTTGGTTATACATCTAACAAACAATTAACCCCAAAAGGATTTCCAGTAAGTATTGGAAATGTTGGTGATTTCTTGGGAATAGTTTCAAACAATAAATCAAATATTGAATTGCTAAATCTTCTTAAGAAAAACGCAATTTATTGCCCAAACCTTCTTTCAAAGGGAATCTATCTATCAGAGGGATTTGAAAGAGTATTTCAAGATGTAATTAGAAGTGATCATTATCCATTTTGGTTAGAAAAAATACCCGCCCTTATGTGGACAGATACTTCAAATTTTAGAAATTTTAATTATCATAAATCAACAGACACATCAGAAACTTTAGATTATGGTTTTATGCACGAGGTTACAAAATTATTTGTTTCTTTATTTATAGAATAGGAAAAATAAAATGTCTCTTAACAAAACAGATAGTGGCGTTTTTTACTTTGGGGTTCTTCCAGAAGAAGAAGTTTTAATTCAAGCTAGTCGTCATCTAGTTGATAACCGTTGTGTTTTTATGGGGTTAATGTCAGATTGTCACTTAGGGTATTCAACCCCAATAGGTGGAGTAGCTGTTTATAAAGATGTTATTTCTCCATCTGGAGTGGGATTTGATATTTCATGTATTGTCGAAGGATCAGAGGTTACTACAGGTTCTGGAGAACTTGTAAGGATTGAGGATATCTCCAAAGAGAATGTGGGACTTACTATGAAGTTGTCCGGATCTCTTGTTGAAACAAATATTACTGGTGTATCTTGCAAAGAAGTCGAAGAAATATTAGAGATAGAATTAGAAAATGGAGATTTTATAAGATTAACAGAAGATCATCTTCTTTTGACGGAATATGATGGCGTGAAATCTTGGCGGGAAGCAAATAGTTTTTCTATGGGAGACAGGATTATGGTCTCTCCTTATATTGGTTGTAAAGGGAAATTAACGAAACATCATATTTTCATGAGAATTTTGGGATATTTGATGGGAGATGGACATCTTCCAAGAGATAGCAATAGAAGCGTTTTTTATTCTTCTATTGATAAAGATGCTGATTCCATTGCAAAAGATATAGAAAAATATTATGAGTATCTTGTTCATCAACAAGATATACAAAAATCTATATCTGTAAATCCTAATGACATTCCATCTATAGATACAGTAAATGTTGGAATTTTTCGTAGGGACAAAAAAACTATTACAGGAAAAAACACAAGAGAAAATTGTGTTTATTTTTTTTCCAGTTATATTAGGAAAGAATTTGAACTTTACGGGTGTCCTGTTGGTAAAAAAGAGTTTGATATTTCAAGACTACATGAAATCTTTTCAAACCTTTCGTTGGTTGATAAGTCCAATTTCATCGGAGGGATTTTGGGCGCTGAAGCGGGATGTCCAAAAATTGGTAAGAATAATGTTTTTAACCCTTGGATAAAGATGGGAGGTATAAACGGAAGAGATTTCTTGGAATTTATCTCTTCTCTTCTTGAGGAATTCGATTTCGAATCTCATATTACTCTCTCAACTGAAGAAGATGGAGAAAAAAAAGCAACATATGTCCTCCAAATCATTGGAGGGATGGACGAGTTTGAAAGATTTTATAGAACTTTCAAATTTTTTTATTCTGATTATAAAGAGATAGAAAAGGCAAAAGTTCTTTCTTATATTTGGAGTAAAAAGAAAATAGTTAACAAAAAAATTGCAGCCAGAGAACTGTGTCGCTTTCTCAGGTCTCAAGGTTGCAAAGTGAATTCTTTGCATAAAGAAGCTTCTAAAATGCTTGGATATGAAGTAAATAAAAGATTTGCTCTAAGGTCCATTTATGAGGATTGCGGAGATCCAAGAATTAGTGAAGAAAAACCAATTATCAATACAAATGATCAAGGAATTTGGGTCAAGATTGTATCTATTAATAAACTTAAAGAAAAGACAAAAGTTTACGATATAGGAATTGACCATGTAGGTCATAACTTTATTGCAAATGGAGTAGTTGTGCATAACTGTGGGAATAAAGCTGTAAAGTTAAACATAAAGGGTGTTACTATAAGAAAAGATATAAAAAAAATAATTGAAGAAATATCGAAAAATATTTCATTTGGAGTAGGTAGATGCAATAACAAAAAAGTAGATCATGAATTGTTTGATGATCCTACTTGGAATTTAGATTGTATTAAAGAAATATCAAGAGGTGTTAACAAAAAAAATGATTTAAGAGATATGGCAATATCCCAATTGGGCACTATTGGTTCCGGAAATCACTATCTAGACCTGTTTGTAGACGAAAATGATGATGTATGGATTGGAGTTCATTTCGGATCTCGTGGACTTGGACATAAAATAGCAACATATTTTCTACATGAAGCTGGTGGAAAAGATGATATTAATGCCTATCCTACATTAATTAGTGTAAATAGCGACTTAGGACAAGAGTATATTTCTTGTATGAAGCTGGCTGGTAGATATGCCTATGCCGGAAGAGATTGGGTTTGTAATACTGTTGCAAATATACTTCGTGGTAAAATAATAGAAGAAGTACATAACAATCATAATTTTGCATTTGAAGAAACTCATTTTGGAGAAAGTTATTGGGTTATTAGAAAAGGTGCCACGCCTGCTTTTCCGGGTCAAAAAGGTTTTGTTGGCGGAAGCATGGGAGATAACAGCGTAATTATTGAGGGTGTAGACTCAGAAGAATCAAGACAATCATTTTATTCAACGGTACATGGCGCTGGTCGTGTTATGGGAAGAATGGAAGCTAAAGGAAAGTTTAAACAAAAAAAAGATTCTTCAGGGAAAAAAACCGGAGAATTTGAATGTGTAAGAGAACCTAAAGTAAAAAAAGAAGATATGCTAAAATGGATTAAAGAAAAGGGAGTTGAACTTTATGGTGCAGATGTTGATGAATCTCCATTTGTTTATAAAAGATTAAATGAAGTTCTTGGGTTTCATTCAAACACAATAAAAATCCTTCATGACTTACAACCAATTGCAGTAATGATGGCTGGTAACGAAAGAGATCCGTACAAAGATTGAAAAGTGGCCAAAATAGTATTGCGGTTCAAAATGGTTTGTCGTACATATATACCATAGTTGTTGAGCAAGAAAGTCTGTTCTTTGAAATTGTAGTAAGATTTTTACATTAGGTCGGACTGAGTTGATTATCCGCTCAGAGGTCCAAACGCAGGTTCGAATCCTGCCCAACTAGTAGTACTGGTTGGTCGTCTAGCGGTTCAGGACGGGAAAAAACTCAACTCTAATTTTTATCTAATGTAATTTAAAAATTAATGGGTCGAATGAAAACGATTATCAAATGCCTATTCGTTCTCAACTTTTTTATCCATTATTAAATTTCAACAATCTTGCAGGGCTTCGTTCCTGTTAGGTTGTTGAGACCCTGGTCAAAGGAAGGCAATCCCGAAGATTGCCTTCCCTAAAAATCTTCTGGGTCGTAGTAATTGATTATCCCTTCGATAGAGAACCGAGGAATCTTCCTCGTTACTTTCAATTACAGTTTTATCCAGAATTTTTTATACGGTCTTACTATAGCTTTAGTTTAAATAACTTAAAACGTCAAGACATCTTTATTAACCATTCAATACAGCGACAGATTGTAGAATTAAAAATTCTATTTGTATTGAAATTAACTTATCAGAATTTAAAATAAAAATTCAGGTCGTATTTTGTAGATTACCCTTCCAATCAGAAAGAACAAATGATGTCTTGTTCGTAAATCTGTCAAAAACAAAACAAATTAATCCATGAGATTTATTTGTTTTTCTACAAAAAACTTTTATCTGGTTTTATTTTAAATTCTGAACACTTTATTCCTACTATATAAGGAGTCGAATTATGAGTGTTAAGGCTTATAAAAATATTGGAAAAAGAAATGCTGAAAAAAAGGCAACTCAAGGAACAAAGCTTGAGGGTCAAGTAAAAAATCATGATGGAGCATATGTATATAAGGTAGATGATTGGAATAAACTTGATCGTTTCCTTTTTCTTGGTACAGAAAATGGAAGTTACTATGCTTCAGAAAAAAAACTTACCAAAGAAAGTGTAAAGAATATTTTGAAGCTTTTGGAGCTAGATGGGAAGAAGGTTGTTGATCGTGTTGTTGAAATTTCTCTTCTTGGATCAGCCCCAAAGAATGATCAGGCTTTATTTGTTCTTGCTTTAGCCTCTGCTGATAAAAATGTAGAAACTCGTAGAGCCGCATTTAATGCTCTTTCAAAAGTTGCTAGAATTGGTACTCATCTTTTCCATTTCGTAGAATTTCGTGAACAATTTGCTGGTTGGGGAAAAGGAATGAGAAAGGCTATTTCTAGTTGGTATGGAGATAAAGACCTTAAGGACCTTTCATTTCAGCTTGGAAAATATCAATCTCGTGATGGTTGGTCAAATAGAGACTTACTAAGACTTTCTCATGCAAATCCTAAAGAGGATGAAAATAGATCTACTATTTATAAGTGGGTAGTTAGCCCAAAAGAAGTTAATGGAGATTACCTCAAGGTGGCTTCTCCTATTCTTAGTGCTTTTGATGAAATTAAATCTACTGATGATGAAAAAAGAATTTTAGAGCTTGTTACTGAGTTTAAACTTCCTCTAGAAATGATTCCTACCGATAAACGTAGCCGTAAGGTTTATGAAGTAATGTTGAATAATTTTGGCATTACTGCACTTATTAGAAATCTAGGAAAACTTAGTGAATGTGGAATTCTTGATTCAGGTAACTTTTCTGAAGTGAATAAGGTTGTTAATAGACTAACAAACGTTGATGAAATTAAAAAAGGTCGTGTTCATCCTATTTCTACCCTAATGGCATTGCTTGTATATAAGAATGGTAAAGGGGTTAAAGGTGATTTGACTTGGAAACCAAATCCAAAAATCATTGACGCACTTAATGAGGCTTTTTATCTTGGATTTGACTCAATTGAATCAACTGGAAAAAACATAATGCTTGCATTGGATGTTTCTGGTTCTATGAATAGCCCTATTGGTGGAACATTTCTTACTTGTCGAGAGGCGAGTGCAGCAATGGCAATGGCTGTTGCAAAAACAGAAAAGAACTACTTGATAACAAGTTTTAGTTCTAAGGGAAATGGATATTTATCTGGCGGACATAGATTCTATGACAAATCTATCAGCAATGATTTCTTTAACGTGTCTGGATTAACTGAATTAAATATTACAAATAAAACAAAACTACCTGAAGTAATGGATAGTGTTAATAATCTTGATTTTACTGCCACAGATTGTTCTCTTCCAATGAGATGGGCTTTAAAAAACAAAATTAAATTTGATGCCTTTGTTGTTTATACAGACAATGAAACTAACTGTTACAACCAAATCCAACCATCAGCGGCATTAAAGAGATATCGTGAAGAAATGGGAATAGATGCAAAGTTAATTGTAAATGCAATGACAGTTACTGATTTTACAATTGCAGATCCAAATGACAAAGGAATGCTTGATTGTATCGGATTTTCAAGTGATACCCCTCAAGTTATATCTCGCTTTATTAAAAACGAATTCTAACAATTACTGTTTATATCAAAAGCCTCAATTTCTAGAAATAGGTTTTGAGGCTTTATCGTATTTAATTGTGTAAAATAATTTTACATAAGGCCAGTTGTTGACAAACAACAAAAAGTATTGAAAATAAAGAAGTTACACATATTCTTAGGAAAGAAATTAGGAGAAAATTTTTAAATGACAACAGAGTACGTTGCTAATGATGAGATTAGTTTTCAGGAAGTTACAGTAATCAATACAAATGGAGAAAATTTAGGGATTAAAAGGTTAGAGGAAGCACTAGAAATTGCTTCAAATGAAGACTTAGATCTTGTTGTTGTAAATCCAGATCCAGAGAATCCGGTTTGTAAAATCATAGACCTTTCAAAGTTTAGATATGAAAAGCGTCAAAAAGATAAGAAAAATCCAAAAAGACATAAAACAAAAGAAATTAGAATTTCTGTAAACATAGAAGAACATGATCTTAATATTAAAACTAAAAATATTGATAGATTTTTGTCTCAAGGTTCAAATGTTCTTGTTAATATTAAATTTCCTACCCGCCAAAGAGATACAATTTCACTAACTATTAGCGAAATATTAAATAAAATTCAAACCCTTTTAAACACAAAACACCAAATTGAACTTGGTTCTTATGGTAGTTCTAATTATTCTACGGAGATTATTCCAATTAAATGATTAATGTTCAAGAGCCTCCTAGGGTCTTGAATGAATATCAACGTGATGATAAAATATTAAAAAACCTTTACTTAGTAAACATTGTTGCAAAAGAGTATCGTTTTTTAGAAAACTCAAAATATGAGGATCTTATTCAAGAAGGACGAATCGGACTCATTAAAGCAGTAGATAAATTCGATCCAATCATAGGAACCAATTTTAAAACATATGCATTATATCACATAAAATATAACATTCAAGATTTTCTTAGAAAAGAGTCATCTTTAGTATATATTCCTTATAATCGTCTTTGCAAGGCTTTTCGTCTACAAAGATTTATACATTCTTTTATTCAAAATAAAAATGGAACCCCTCCTTCTGAAAAAGAAATGAGGGGTTTTCTTCATTGTAACTCAACATATCTAACAGATATACTGTTGATTGTGTTGATCTTAAATAATAAAATCAACAATATTGAAGAAAAATATTCGTATAGTAGTAATATGCATGTCAATATATTTAATTTAAATATTACTTCTATGATGAAAAGTCTTTACTATGAGGAAGAGTTGGTTTTAAAAGAAAAATATTTTGAAAACAAATCATTTAGAGAAATAGGTAGTATTTTAAATTTTTCACATGAAAAAATTAGAAAAATTCACAATAATGGTCTTTTGAGACTTAAATCTCTTTTGAAAGATTTAGAGGAATAAGGATTTTTTTTTGAGAATTTACATTAGATGCTATAACTATTTTTTATGGAGTCTGTAAGATGACTTTTAAGATAAGAAAAATATTTGATAAATTTAATCCACTTTCAAGTACTATTGATAACTTTATTAAATTGTCTGTTAGACCAGAAGAAGAAGAAATAACCATGCAAGATGAACAGGGACAGCCACAACCTGTAACAGACTTAGAATATTTAGAAAAAAACTATCCGGAAAATGTTAATCAACCACTAGTTGATAATTCCGATGTTTCTGTATCAGAAATACTTTCTCAATTTGCATCTATTTTTGGAGAAACAATTGTAAGTGTAAATAAGGTTAAACCTCTTATAAGTAAGCTTATAAATAAATTAAAAGTAAAAAATGGTATTACATGGAATAATTTAGATTCAAATACCAGAAAGATTTTTGAAATAAGCTTTAATTTAGATACAAAAAGTCGTTCATTTAAAGAAATAGAACTATTTCCGTTCGATAGAGAAGAAAGAGATTTAATGGATGAAATAGGATCTGTTGTATTTTCAAGTATAAATAGTAATTTAGAAAATGAAGAGTTAAAGAAATATGAATTATCAGTATATGAGTTTGGGGATGTTCAAGGATACTCTGTTGCTCAAAAATTATTATTAAGTATTTTTATTAAAAAATTAGTTGAAAACTTTTATGAAATTTTAGGTGAAAATTATTCTATCTATTTTCAAAATGTAAAGTCAATAAGAGAAATAGAAAATAAAGTAGATAAAATACAGGATTTAGATTTAAAAAACAAATTAAAAGAAATTTTAAATAAAATAAATTCAAAAAAAACAGAGATGTTAAATTATATTGAAGACTATGGATCTGACATCTTGGGTTTTGATATAGAGATTCTTGATGGTCTTTCTATTGACTTTAACAAGCCAGGGTTACTCTCTCGTGGTGAGCTAGATAGAATGGTTTTTAGTTTAGAGTCAGTATTAAATACCTCTGCACAAATGGCTGGAGTGGCTCCATCAGAAGATCCATATAGGTCAGAAAGATTTTATGATAAAGGAAACGAAAGCCCAGCAGCAGGACAAGAAGAGCGTTATGAAAACGAAAAAATGACCCAGCTAAAATGGACGAACTTAATTGAAAACTTTCCATTAAATAAGGATTTTAGTAAAGAAGTAGATTTTTTTCTTAGTAATTATGGATTATCTGTTGAAAATATCCTTGAAATTCAATTACCAGATTTTGATTCAAAAAATCCTAAACCATTATCTAGTGAAGGTCTTTTTTATGAGAATTGGACTCGTAGAAAATTTATAGCGTTTGTAAAGGCAAGTAAAGAATATGCTAGTTCTGCTGGTGCAAAAATTTATGGTGGAGAATTTGATATATTCCCTGAAAATGTTTGGGATGCAATGATTGCAATTGGCTCTGGTGTAAATCAAACCAACTCTCAAGGAATTGGAAATATAAGTTTTAAATTTGAAAATCCTTATAAACAATTTCCTGGTCTATCAAAATTCGTTCAGTCATTTATGGGTAAATTGGAAGATGTTTATTTTAGATTTAAAATAAATCCAACTAAAGACTATTCTAGTAATGCAGAAAGAATAAGAATTAAAGAAGCTTCATACCTTTTAGAAGAATTGAATTCTACGGCTAATAGAATTAATAGTTCTATTTCAAATCCAACAGAAGAGTCTAATTACACTCTACCAAGAGATATTATATTTATAAGAGATGGTTCACAAAAGTTTTTTGAATATTATGATAAATTAATTGGAATAAAGTCTAATATGTCTTTTGGTGAAAAAGAAAAAAAATATACTGAAGTATCCTCTCCTATATCAGCAAACGATTTGTTAAAATTTAACAGTTCAATCTCGTCTTATGATGGTGGTGTTGTTTTAAGTCTTCTTAATAAAGTAAACGATTCTTGTGAAAAAATTGTAAAAATATTAGGATCTTTAAAACATAGAACAACTAGAAAACAAGAAAAAGAATTAATAATAAGATTGAAAGAGGCTTCTGTAAATATTAAAAAACATATTAAAGGCATGGGAAACAACAAAGAAGATTTTGATCAACTAAAAAACTATGTTTCTATATTTAAATCCTATTTACAACAAGCATCAGGTCCAATTAGAATGATGTATGGGGAAAGTGACAACACATCAAAGCTAATAAATTCTATTAAATTAGTAGCAATTTTACTAGATAGGGAAATTGGTTTTGGAAAAATAACAGAAAATTCTAAAGAAATTTCTGAAAGACTAACAACAATAATAAACATACTAAAAGAGGCTTCTGATGAACGTTTAGGAATTTCTGAATCAGCTATAAATTCTGAAGATGAAATTGAATTCAAAAGAATTCAATCTGAAATCAGCAGGTCTTATTTAGATTTACTTAATATTTCTCTTTCAGATGAAGAAAATAAATTTTCTGAAATTAAGGAAGTTGGTGATAAAATTTCTAAATTATCAAAGGAATCTTTACCTGTATTAGAAAATATGCTAAATGATTTTTGGAATTTAGATTCAAATGACAATTTGGCAAATACATGTTATAAAGAAATTCAGTCAGCATCTGAAGACCTTCCTGAAATTTTCTTTGCTTATGGTGATTATAAAATTTTAATGGCAGAAGAAGAGGCTGAAATTGAAAAAGAATCTCAAGAATCAGAATCTGAAGTAGAAAAAAAAGAAAAGAAGATTAAAATTAAAACAGAATATTCTTTTGATGAAGATAATCAAACTATAACGTTTAATGATATTAAAAAGTCTAAAAATGGAATAGAAAGAAAATCAAGATCTTACGATATTGGAGATCCAAGACTTGAGAGGGCATTGAAGACAAGAAAACTAATAAAACTTTCACCAGAAGAAAATAGTGGTTTTATGAGAGCTTTTTATGAAGATACTTACTTTGACCCATCTGACATAAAAAAGGAAAGTGATTTTGAGGCAAAAGTAATCTATAACACACCTCAAAACCCAAGTGTTTTAAATAGAATTATAAAAGATCTACAACAACAGTTTCATTCTGGAGAAATAAACGATCCTAAAGAACTAAAATTAAATCTTAAAAAAACTTTAGAAAAATACAACAAGGATGAAGTTTTTGGAAAACAAATAAAGGGATTCATATCTGGTTTACTAAATTCAAATCAAGAAACAGAGACAATATCTAAAGATCTATTTAGATCTTTAATTATTATTGATATTGAAAATAATTTTAAACAAAATTCAAAAATGTTTGGGAATCCATTTCTTGGTGGAGAAAGTTTAGATAAGGCTATAGATAAAGCTATTGATATTGGTGAAAAAAATCCAAAATATAAAAATCATGTTGAAGTTTTAAAAGAAATGAAAACAACCCCTTTAATAAAAACAAAACTGATAGATTATCACCTAAAAGGAACTCTTTTTTCTACAGATATTAGAAAAGAAAGGAAAAGAGAAAACTTATATACAAAGTTAATTTCTATTTTTCCAGAAGTTGAAAATCTAATTGGCATTGCAATTCAAGAATCATCAGAAGATTTTATATACAATCCTGAATTCATTAAGCTTACAACTGATGTTATAAACGCCAAAAAAGAAGAAAAAAATCTTTTAAATACTCCTGCTCTTTTAGAAAACGCAAAAACAACAACAAAACAAGCTTTAGACATTTTAATAGATTATATGAATAAGATTCCAGACGAGGGAGAAACTCCCATTGGTGATGTTTCATACGAACAGCTTGCTGAAGAAGAATATTATGGTAATGAAGACAGAGATTCTTCTGAAGAAGAGATAGAAGACGAGGAATCTTTATCTGAAGAAAATTATGGGAAACAACTTTTTTATGATAAAGATACTTTTGAAAAAGATTATTATAGTTTTATTAGTAAAATATCTAAAAAATTATTAAAAGAACGTACATTTAATCAGTATTTTAAAAATAAAAACTCTGAAGCTATAAACTTCTTTATTGAAAGTTTTGCCAGCCAAATAGATGAAGATTTTCTTTCGAAACTAAAAGAACAGGATGGCTATTCTATAGAAAGATTAATTGACGACGTTTTAGATTCTTATGGAAATAAGAATAAAAAATCTTCTTTTAATACTTTGACAATGAAAAAGATATCCTCATCTAATAAAATCGTATTTAATTTAAAAGAAAATAGGATAAAAAAATGACAATAGTAAACAGAGGACCGAACACCGTAACTCCCGGGGCAATTTGTTATAGCTGTATAAAACTTGAAACAGGAGAATGTCCTTACGAAAATAAATATGGAAATAGTACCTTAACATTTAAAGGAGATCCCGGAACAAATACATGTAACTATTATGAACAGTATCCTGAAGATACTTGGGGTGCAATGGCTTCTGGGGAAAACGAAATGAAAAAGACAGCAAATATAATGAAAGAAGCTCAACTAAATATGGCTTTATATAAAAAAATTATAGCATTAAGTGACAATGATGCAAATAAACTTTTTAATTATTGGGGAAGAGTTTATCCTGAAAATTATGCAGAAGATATGGTTGATGAAAAAAATTCAACTGAGCAAAGAGATGTTAATGATAAAAAAACTCCACAAAAGAGTAGCTTTAAAAAGGAAGAAAAAAAGTCTTATAAAGAAAGAAGACTTGAAGAAAAAACAAAAAAGAAGTTTTTCGATTAAGGAGTTTGAAAATGTCTAAACAAGTATATATTACTTCTGGAAACATATTAGGTGATACTAAAAAGGTTTTTGATAAGTCAGATGAATTGAAGAAAGCATTTTCAAGAGAAGATTCATTTGATAAAAATGATGATAAAACAGAAAAACAAAAAAGAGTTGATAGAAAAGCATATGAGAAATCTAAAATACAAGATCGTTCTTGGGAAGAAGTTAGAAGCTCTTCACTTAAAGTAGATAGAGTAAATGAAAAACAAATAGGAAAATCTGGAAATATTGTTGAAAATCAATTTAAAAATGAGCTTCCAGACACAAAACCTAGTTTGTTTAACTCAAACCCGTTTTTAAATATAAAAAATGAAGAATTTACTGAGCATATTATATCTTCTGGAAAAACAAAAAGAAAAGAAGAAAGAAATAGAAAAAATAGTGGTAGGGATTTTGAAATTTCAAAGGCAACAAATACTTCAGATATTCCAGCAAACATGATGGGCTTTACTCCGCATAGAACCTCTTTAACTCAAGGTGAGCTTCCAAGACTTCCAGAGCTTCCAGAAATAAAATTACAAAAAGAAAATATTACAAGATCTATTGAGGCCGGAATGAAAGTAGCCGAAATTTATAAAGAAATAGAAACAAAAAAGCATGAAGAGTTCTTAAAAGATGCAAATGATGTAAGAAAATGGCAGGATTATGCTGCATCAAAAATAGAAAAAAATTATACTAAAAAAATGGATTCTACAGAAAAACCTTTTAATTTTGGGAACCCAAATGAATATAGAGAGTCTTCATATAAAGAAGATTTATCTCAAATATTTAAAAAAGAAGAAATGTCTAATAACGAAGTTAATATTAAGAAAGATAGAAAAGATATTGAAAATTCAACAAGAAAACATCGTAGTGATGATAGGTCTTGGGAGTCAACAGAAAACTCCAAATCTAAAAAGTTTTAATTGGAGTAAAAAAATGCAGGATAAAATTCTTGATAAAATATTTAAACTTGCTAGAAACCAAAAAGAAGTTTTATATGATAATTTTGAACAAGTTTGCAAAATAGTTGGAATAAAACTAGCCCAAACAGTTGAACCTATTGATGAAAATATTCAAGATGATTCTTTTGAAGAAGAGAAATTAGAAGAAAATTTCTTACTAAAATCTAAAGAATATGTAGAAAAACTATCTAAAAATAAAGATTTTTTAAAAAAAATAAAATCAATTATAAATTCAGAAAATGCTATGGATGAGGCTGATAAGGCTGATAATGAATCAAGCTTTATTAAGGCACAAAATGAATTAGATGACAACATTGACGATATTTCTGGATTTATATTTAATTTTATAAAACTAGATGATTCTTTATTCTATGATGAGCTATTTAATTATCAAAACAAAGATTTGTTTGTTTTATCTATTATTTCTGATGCAAAATCTTTAGATCAATCTGAACTTGATACAACACATACATTAAGACAAGTTTCATATGATGACTATATTGGAGTAATTGCCTCACAAATAGACCAAAGCGTATTGTTGTCTTTTATTGAAACTAAAAAAAAATATGATACAAATCCAAAAATTCAAAAAGAATATATATCATCAGTAATAAATACATTTGATTATGTTAAAAAAATAAATGAAAAAATTAAAAAGCAAAATCCACAATATGAAGAAGCATCTAAAACTATATTAGATGCAGTTGATTTTGAAAGAAAAAAAATAATTTTAGAAAATATTTCTTCAAAACTTGGCATTTTAAAACCATTAGAAAATACCATGGAAGAAGAATATTCTCAAGAAAGAGAATTTACTCCAACGGGAGAGCCTTATAAAAACTCTTCTGGTGAATTAATTCAAATTTATGGTAAAGTATGGCCAGTACCAATTGAGTCTGAGGTAAATGAAAACGGAGAGCTTGTTCCTGTTTTTACAAATGAAATTGATGAAAAAACTGGAATTGCAAAACAAATACCTATTCCAAAAATAGAAATAAGAGTAGTTAGTGATTTACATAATCTTTTTTTATCTAAATATAATTTCGAAGATAAAGCTAGAAAGGAAGAAGAAATTATTTTAGATGTTAGATCTATTTATCAAAAATATTTTGGACAAGAAAAATATGATTTTTACAAAAACAAAATACTTTCATTGATATATAAAGAATACTCTGTTAAAAACCCACAAAAATTAATTGAAAATGGACTAGATCCAAGTAGAGATTTTAATTCTTACTCAAAAGATCAGTCAATGCTATTTTCATTATCTATTTCAAAGGAAGACATAAATACAGCTATATCTAAAGATCCTGAAATAAATAGTTTTTTTGAAAACATAAATTACACAAAAAAAATTATAAAAGATCTTTCTGGATATGCAGTAAGGGTTAAAGTAGCAAGCCAAGAAAGTATTGATGAAAGTGCTTACAATTATATATTGGAATTTTGTGAAAAGTATTACGGAAAACATTTAGAAAATTTAAACAACACAGAGTTTTATGATATTACAGAACTTATTACAATGCATGATCTTGGAACTTCTTTTGGTCCAGAAATTGATGAGGGAATTGATCAAATAAATGAAAGAGTTGTAAAAAAACTAATGGACTCAGGGGATAGTGAGGGAAATCCACTTAGCTTTAAAGAAGCTTTAGGCATTCTATCTGGCATATTAAAAAAAGACATAATAGTTTATTTAAAAAACATAAAAGATCGTGCAGAATCATTTATCACACAACAAGAACTTTCTCATGGAATTAACTTCACTCACAGTGGGGCTTCTCAATTTTGTAAATTTTGTGGAAGATTTAGAGGGATAACAAGAGATACGAAAAAAACTGATACTGGAATGGCAAAAATAAAGGGAATACCATATTTTATTACTCCAGAAATAGATAAGGAAATAAAACTTTCAACTACCGATTCACAAAGTATTAGTCCTGAAAATTTAGAAAAATATTTTGATAAAGTTGGAGATGAGTTTGTTCAAAAAAAATGTGATTATGACAAACAAACACAATCGGGAAGCTGTGATATTGTAGATAGCTTTATGTTCAAGGGAATTTCTAAATCTTCATCAATAAACATGCTTTATGATAGAAATATTCCAGCACAAATTGAAGGTACTGAGCTTGGAATAGAAATCGACGGAAACATAAATAAAATACTATTAAATAATTCTGAAAATGAATTAATTCAAAGTTTTTCAAAAAGACTTTTATCTGACAATATAGAAGGAATTGAGAGATATTGGAGTGGTAAAAAAATATCAATACTAAAACCATTTGAAGAGCAATCAGAAAATCAAAACGAAACTGAAGAAGTTACTTTAGATAAAGAAACTATAAAAAATGCCTTTATAGAATATTTAAATTCAACTTCTACTTCAATACAAGATGCGCTACTTTCTAGAAGATCTAAATTAATTGGAAAATCAGCAGTAAAAAATTCTATTTCAATGAAACGATCTTCAAGGATTTTATTTCATGCATTGCAATCTTATAATTCATTACAATATAATTTTGATGAAGAAAAGTCTAAGTTTATGGCTGGAACAGATTTGATGCAGCTTTTTGCGTGCGGATCTTATTTCATTGGGAATCAAGTACTAGATGCATTAGGTATTAAAAAAGGTAAAAAATACAATATAGATTTAATAACAGATCAAGAAAAAAAACTTACAATGAGAGATCCTTCTGGAAATTTAATGAAGTCAGAAGAAAATTTAGAAAAAGATCTTTCACATGAAGAGTTTTTAGAAAATATAAAAATACCATTTGGATCTATTGATTTTCCATCTGAAGACCATGCTGCTATTAGTTTTATCTATATGAACCGAACAGGAACAGGTGGGTATTCTAGCAAGGTCTCTAATGCCTTATCATTTGCAGACAAAATTATTAAAAAAACAAAAGCATTAGATATATACAAAGAAGTTCAAGACATTCTTCTAGATGATAGAATTAGTTTTCAAAATAAACAAATTGCAATTGAAGAAGCTTGGGAAAAAGTAAAGGAAAATATAGGGTATAAAAATGTACAAATTCCAGAATATAAAAATAAACCTACAAAATATATAGAAGATCCTAAAACAAAAACACTAATACTAAACCCGTATTATGAACAAATGCTTTCTAATTGGATTCGAAAACATTTTGTTGATGGTGAAGCGAAATTTACAGAAGAAGAATTAGCATTTTATTCGGCTGATTCTGAAGATATTGCAAATTCATTTATTTCAATAATGAATGAAGTGTATTCAACTTTTGATTTTGACATGCCATACAAGGGCACTTCTACTCCAACTGATACTGATATTGAGGTTTTCACAAGACAGTTAAAAAATATTCCTGCTTTGTCCAAAATATTTACCCCTCAAGAAATTAAAAAGCTAGAAAAGAAAAGAAAAGAATTAGATAAAAAGTTTTTTGATGATCCTGATTTTATCCCAAATCCGTTAAGAGGGGATCTTATTTTTGATAAAAAAACTAAAAAATATTTTATTGTTTTAGACTATGTTGAAAAATCAGAAAATTTCAAATTACTTCCAGTTGAAGTTTTTGTAAATGATGATTTTGAAGAAGAATATAAAGTAAATTCTTTAGAAGATATTATTTATTATAATTTCCCAAAGATTTCAAAATTTAAAAAAGATTCCTTTTCTATTTACCCCGGCAAGGGAATTGAAATTTTGGAAAAAAACTCATCTCCAGTATCAGTACTTTCTGCAAGATTTCAAGAAAAATATGCATATACTGGAAGTGAAAAAGATTCAGTAAAATTTGCAAGTGCAGGACTTGTAAAATGGATGGATCAAAAACAAAAAAAGGGAATTAACTTAAATAAACTTTTAGAACAAACATTTGGAGAAAACTCTAATTTCTATAAAGAATTATATAAACAAAAAAATGACTTAAACTTTTTTTCAAATTACTATTCTTTATATAAGTTTGTAGAAACATTAAAAGTATTAAAAGATTCAAATATAACTGATGAAAACCTAGGAAAAACCGCTTTAGAAAAACTACACAAAGAACTTAAAAAGGAATATTCAAAAAAAATAGGAACAAGCAATTTAAGAACAGATAATGAAAATATTGCTCTTTTAAAACAAAGAATATATAAAGACCTAATACAAAGAAGTGTTATAGACAGTGTTCCTTTAGAAGAGTTTTTTAATAGTCTTAATATCCCTAAAGATTTCTTTGGAAATTTAGAGGACTATATAGAAACTGAAAAGGTTCTTGGTGGAGCACTACCAGATTATTTACCATTCTTTGCTCCAAAGATTACAACTGAAGACGAATATTTAAAGTCATTTAATAAAGGCTCTATAGCTTCTACCTTTTGCCCAACAGGAGAAGGTAAGGATATTGACGAAAAATATAATCTTTCAGCAATCACTGGCTATGATGTAAGCGGAGAAAAAATATCAGAACAAGAAAAACTAATAATAAGACGTAAAGCTTTTACCTCAATGACAGAAAAGATAATGAAACTATCTTTACTAGACAAGACTGTATGTTCAAAACTCTATGATTATTTAAACGAAATGTCATCTAAAGGTTGTTTTATTGTAGCTTTCACTCCTAAAATAAATCAAATACTAGGCATTCTTTCATTAAATATGTTTCAAAACCCAAAAAGATCACTAAATGCTGAAAGACCCGTAACAATAAGCCAAGCATTAGTTATGTACGTAAATGCCTATAAAGGAATATTACCAGATAGAGAAATGGGATTCCCTTTAGGGGGGTCACAGTTAGCTTTTAATGAACAAAGTGATCCCGGAACAGCAGGAGAGTTTACCAGTAATATGTCTCCAATGCAAATAGCAATAAACTCAATACCAGAATGGGGTCTAGATGGTGTTAGTTTTTCAAAAGGATTAAATTCAATAATTCAAGGTTCCAGAATCGAAGGCACTTCAAATATTCCAATTCTTGAAAAATTAAAAGAAAGAAGAAAATCAAAAGCTAACTCAAATCAATGGTATAAAGTTGCAGAAAACAAGGAATTTGTTAGTGGAAACTTTTCTCATGTTTTAATTACAAGTAATGCAGATTTAACAAATTGTGTAAAAAATTCACAAATGACAAAAAATGAAGATCCAATAATTCTACCTTTCGTCAAAGTAGTTCCTTATGAAAATTTCAAAACAATTGAAAGGATTATTGATTTTAAAAACAGAACAGGATATAATGCAGTCATATTAAGCGATTCAGAATATGACTTTTTAAATAAAATTGGATTAATTCCATAGGATTTTAAGTTGATAAACTTTATTGAACATACAGAACTAAATCCAAAAAAAGAAACTGACTATTGCTCTGTTCTTCCATTGAGTGTATTGAACTTATCTCATTCTAAAAAAGATAAAATAAGAACAGGTGGAGAAAATTACAACAAACAAAGTAGCAGAGATTCCTTTTCCTGTTTCCCAGAAAATGTAAACGAACTTTGTTATGATTTTTATCTAAAAAATTCTAAAAATATTTTTGACCCTTTTGCTGGCTGGGGAGAAAGAAGTAAAAAAGCAAAAGAAAAAAATAAAAACTATTTTGGATATGACATATCCCCACTGGCAATTGAATATGCAGAGAAAAACTTTAATGTAAAAAACAATTTAGGAAATTCTCTAACAGATGAAATTCCACTACATGACGGATTAATTACATGTCCACCCTATTGGAATTTAGAAAAATATGAAGGTGAAGGATTGCAAAAAAATAAAACTTGGAACGATTTCCTTACCTCATATAAAAAAATATATTCCAGATGTTTGGAAAAATCAACCGATCAGGCCACTTACTGTATTATGGTTGGAGATTGGAGATCAAAAGGAATTTATTATAACCTAAGCTTTGAAACAGAAAAAATAATGCTAGAATTAGGAATGAAAACTTTTGATAAACTAATTGTTTCAAGAGCGAATAATACAAAAATAAAAATACTTCTACCTCAAGCAAAAAAACTAGGATATTCGGTGAAAGTTCATGAATACTTATTCATTTTCAAAAAATAAATTTAAATGCCCTAGATGCAGTAAGGCAGATTATAGTATACAAAATCAAGGTGGCTCTAAACCAACTTTCCTACATTGCAAATCATGCGGATATAATGCTACCGAAGTGTCTTGGAAAAAACAACAAGAAGATCTATCAAAAGAAGTAGTTGCAAATGGTCCATCTGGAATTGGATCTGATACAAAACCAGCCTCAGATCAACCTAGCACTGAAAATAACCCGTTCATTATAAATCAAAAAAGCTTATCAAAAAAACCAAAAAAAAGACCAGAAAAAGCTTTTGGAAAAGAAGACCCAGAAGAAATTAGGAGAGTTTCAATGCAAAATCCATTTTATAAAGAATCAAAAATAGATAATATAAAAATTATTAGACTAGGTACAGATAAACATCCGGCTACACCTAAAAGTCTAATAGCACAAAAACAATTGTCTATAATTTCCGAAAAAACTTCTAATCCATTCTATAAAAAATCTTTTTATGGAGACAAAAGCTTTGATTTAAACACAGATCCATATAGCATTGTAAGTGGATATATTAATGGCGCTTTTGATGACTTCGATGAGTTAGTAGATGCACTGAAATCTCAAGGTGTTGAGGGAAAAGAATTAGAAAAATTTGTTAATGATGCTCTTGACGGGAAAAAAGAAAACGAAGCCAATAAAGAAAGCGAAGAAGATAACTTTCATGATGAAGGCTGGACCGAAGATAGACATCTTGATGAAAGATGGGAAAATAGAGCAGATCAAGACTTTGGACATTCTTTATTTGGATCAAAAAACCCATTCTATAAAAAAAGCAACATAGAAGATAAAGTCCTTAAAGATGCTATCGCAAAAGACGCAATATCAGTTTGGAAAGATCCAAAAAATAAATTAAGATTTTTTAAAGAAGATAGAGGTCCTGACGGAATGCAGTTTACAGAAAACGGCGGAGAAACATGGTCCTTTTCACAAAGAACAGAAGATGAAATAGAAAAAATGGGCATGGTTAAACTAATAGATGGCTCTGAAGAAGATAATAAATATTGGGATGAAGGAGAAAAAATGGGATTTGATAATGAAGAAGAATGGGATTCTATGAGCGATTCTTTTGCCTCTAAAAATCCATTTTATAAAAAAAGCGAAAATGAAAATGAAAAAACATATCTAGCAGTGGAGAAATCCTCTGGCAAAGTCCTCCTAGATGTAAAATCAAGTAGCAAAGAAAAAGCAAAAGAATCTTTTGAATCAAATCCAAATTTGAAGAAAACAGAATGGTTTATTAAAGAACAAAATTCTTCAAATCCATTCTACAAAGAAGCCCGTGAATTTGGAGATAGATCTAACTATGGAAAAATCATGAAAGAAATTTCAGACAAAAACATGGTATATCCAGAACAAAATGATTTTATTAATAAAAAAACAAAAAATAAAGACTCTAAAGAAAAATCTAAAAAATCTGATGCCCCAAAAGCTACTCCAAATGTAGACGAAGGAGAAACATCAAACTTAGATAGTACATGGAGCTATAATACTGTTGATAGAAAAGAATATAGATCTTCTCCAAAACCGCAAGATTATATCCCCGGATATAAAGAGTGGTACGACCAAGAAGTAGATCCGTACTATGATGGCTGGCTTGATGATCACATAGAAAATTCTGGTGGGTCTATTCCCGGATCTAATACAGAAAAAACTATGAATCTTAATGCCGGAGAAAGAGAACACTCTCCAACATTTCCAGCAGAAGCAGTTTATGAAAAATTATTAGAAAGTAGACATAATTTCGATGGAGATTATACAAGAATAGTAGCAGAAGGAAAATCCTATCTTTTTAAAAAATCAGATGTGGAAAATATTTTAAAAACCTCCTTTACACACTATCAGTATCTTAGAGATGATCCTGAATTTGAAGCTTATTTTTCTGAAAAATTAAAAGAAGCTAGAAAAAATAGATCATTTATGGGAGATGCAGATGCAGCCGTCATGCATAGATTTGAAGAACATTGTTTAGATGAATTTGGACAAAACAAAGAAAATGATAAAGAACTAAAAAGTTCAAGCTGTAAAAAAAAAACTTTGACAAAGAAATCAATGTCAGGTCTCCATACAATCCTGATGTGAAAGACGGAGAAGAAAAACGCCTTTACAACGGATCAGATAACAATGCTCTGTTTTTTGACCCAGAAACAGGAAAAGTATACCATAGAAATGGAAACGCATTTAATAAAAAACAACCTATTTGGAAAACCAAAAAGGAGACTATAAAACAATGAAAAAATTAGCACAGATAATTAAAAATCATTTGGAGCTTTTAAATGCCAAGTTTTGAAAAACACTGTGAAGATTGTGAAAGAGAACTAGGTGATAGGTGCGAAGAAGTTAATAGGTGGATGGACGAACTCTTCGCTAGTATGGGTCCTAAACATAGAATTGTTAGACACCATGAAGGTGGTGTAAAAGAAGCAGAAAAACTATTTGGTGCTATCGGTAAAAAGGCAGCGGAAATTCACATAAAGGCTGATTGTAGTGGAAGAATACCAACAGAATTAGAAGCCAAGATGTGGTCCTTGTTCACTTGGGGCAGATAACTATATCGTATACGTTATAAAATGAAAGGAATAGACAAACAAAACTATGAGTAGATTCGGTAAAAACAATACTGGAATTAGACTGTTCGATAAAGATTCTTATATTTTCTCTAAAGGCAGAACCGCATCAGAAATTATTAATGATGCAGGAGATGCCATAAAAGGAACACTACCAAAAATAAAAACAGCAATATCAGAAAACATATCAACAGGAAAATTTCAACCAAGAAATCCTAAATTCGCAAACTTCGCATCACCATCAACATTCGGCGCCTTTGGCTCCGGTGTTTCTGGTAGCACTATGTACACATCACCAACATTCTATTCACCAATTCATACCGCTACTAACTGGCAAATTCCAACCAAGCGAAAAGAGGTCTATCAGTGGCGCTGTTCAAAAAATACCTTTTTACTAGAAGAAGATTTGTCCTTCTGTCGTATTGATTCTATTGAGTTTGCGTGCAACGAGATAACTCAAGATATTGTCACTGGAGGCATCATACACGAGAATATTGATTGTTCTCCAATTTATGGTGGAATTTCACAATTAAGAAATCCAATAAATTTTTTTGAATATCCAGATGTGGAAAGTGAGTATATTAAAATAAAAACTCATGGATCATGGAGATTATTAGATATTCACAAAGAGCATAATGTCTATGTGGTAAAAGGAAAGCCTCTTCGTAAAGAACAAAAGAAATATGGTGATAAACTTTATAAAGAAGGACATAGAGGGAATTTATGTAAAAAATATTATATAGAGAATAAGTCTTGGCCAATAGAAATGACTCCCGCAAATAATGTGGAAAGGGGAGATTTTCTTTTATTTCCAATACCAGAATTTAAAAGGGAAGATATTCAAGATTTAGACTTTTATTGGCTTATAGGTTTAATTGCTGCCGATGGTACTGTTCGTGAAGATTATATTCATTTAAATATAAACAATTTAGAATATGACAAATATATTGACACAATATCAACATTGCTTCCTATTCATAATAAATATAGTCACGGTGATAATTGCACAAGAATTTCAAAAGGGAATAAAGGTGGATTCTTAAAATATACTCAATATATTTTAGGAAAACTTGAAAATAAAAAATTTACCAAACTTATAACCCATTTAAGCAAAGAACAAATCCTTTCTATTCTTGGTGGTTATTTTGATGGAGATGGTTCTTTTACTCATCAGAACAAATTGGTAGCAAACAATGTATCTTGTGATATGTCAGACCAAATATATCATATGTGTTTAATGTGTGGAATTCATGCTTCTATTGGAAAATATACTAGAACTGGGGATCACTATCCAACACATAATGAAGAGTATTATAGAATATTTATTCCTGCGAGTGATGTTCATATATTAAAACCTTATATGAAGTCTGATAAGATTCCTGCTGATTTTGATTTTGATGGAAATGACAGAACTTTAAGATTCTTTTTTACTGGTGAAGATGGTGTAAAGTATTATGCCCAGCAAGTTGCCAAAGTAGAGGAATATTTATATACAGGTATAGGATATGACATTCAGATAGATCCAGAACGTTCTTATGTGGCTTCAGGATTTAAGATTTCCAACTGCCGTTTCTTTTCCCAGAACGATCCAACAATAGCATCTTCTTTAAGATTTTATTCTCAATTTCCTTTTGCTGGATATGAAAACGTTATTGGTGATCCAATAAGAAAAGAATATTATGATAATTTGAAAAAAAGATTACAAATTGAAAAATGGCTACCAATGATAGCTTACGAATACTTTACAATGGGTGATGCTTTTCCATTTGTTAGTATAGACTGTGCCGAATGTTCTGGATTTGGCAAAAAGAAAAATGGTGAGGTTTGTAACCATACAGATGGTAGAATTTCCGTAATTTCTTTAATGAATCCAGATTGGATTGATGTTAAAATTAATCCATTAGATCCGAGCAATCCAATTATGAATTTAATAATGGATGACACAATAAAAAATATTGTTTGGAATAAAGAGCCATATGAGATATACAAACAAATTCCAGATTATATAAAGAAATATGTTCTAGCGAATAAGCCTATTCCATTAAATAAAAATTGTGTTACTCATCTAAAGCATGATGAGGTTCCATATATGTCTTATGGAAGAAGTCTTTTGTGTCCATTATTTCCTATTCTAGCTTATCAAGATAAGTTAAGACAAGCTCAGTGGATTGTTGCTGAGAGGCATATATTGCCTATAAAGATATGTAAGATAGGTAATGATAATCGTCCTGCTGGACCTCAAGATATAGCTGATACACAGAGACAGTTGGCGATAACTGCTAGTGATCCAAATTTAACATTAGTAACACACCATGCATTTGATTTCTCGTGGGTGGGTTCTTCTGGAAAGGTTCTTCAGTTATCTAAGGAATATGAATTGATAGAAAAGGCTATTATTAAGGGACTTGGAGTTAATGAGGCTTTGTTGAGTGGCACTGGTCCAAGTTACAGCCAAGCGGCGATTGGAATAGAGGCTACTATTAAAAGACTTAAAACGGTTCAAAATATGTTGGCAGATTGGATTGTGGAGAAGATATATAAAATAGAAGCAAGAATGAAGGGTTTTTACAAGGAAGATTTGCAAGGGAATAAGGTTTTAGATTATCCTGATATTAGATGGAATGATTTAAACTTAAGGGATGAATCTCAGAAAAACAGTTTATTCATGCAATTATGGGATAAGAAAATTGTATCTACTCAATTTATTTGTGAAAAATTACAAATAGATTATGATGTTGAGACGGAAAGGGTTCGTCTTGAATCTGAGTTTCAGCAACAATTAGGCATTACTGATGATGGTAGTGGTGGGAAGCCTAAGGGTGGTCTTGGTGGTTTGGGTGGTGGATTTGGAGGAGGTGGTGGGAAGGGTCTTGGAGGAGGTTTGGGTGGTCTTGGTGGTGGGGATTCTAATAAGGGTAATTTACCGGGTGGTCAGAGTGGTCCCGGGCTTCCGGGTGATAGTATTGCGCCATCTATGAGTGGTGGTGATGAAGCTGATTACGAATTAAAGCTTAAGTCATATGAGCAGGCAAAAGATTATTTGCCTGCGGTACATAGACCGAGGAAGTATAAGGTAAAAAAGCCTAAAGAGCCAATGGTTCCTCAGGTAGAAGAGCAGCAAACTGGAATTGCTTTAGATGGAAGGACTGGTCAATTTAGATTAACGTCAATTGAAATGGATTTATATAGGGCAGTAAAGCGTGGTCAAGAAACGGGTAATTTGCCAATGAATTTTATTATGCAACAAAAACCTGAGCCGATTGAGATGGCTAAGGTTACTGTTGATGGGTTTTTTCCTGATATTAAGTTAATAATAGAAGCGGACGGTAAATTATACCATTCAAGTGAGGAGCAAATAGCAAAGGATAATGATAGGGACAGTAGATTAAATAATTTAGGTTGGATTGTTTTAAGATTTAAGGAAGAAGAAATAAAATATAATATAGATCAAGTTCTTGCTAAGATTATTCAGTCAGTAAAATCTCTTCAAGAAAAAAATACGCAGTACTAAAGGTATTGTATAGAGGAATAATCGTATTAGTAGTAGAATATCTTATATATGAATATTATTTTTAATATTAAAAGTGGTGGGGACAAATAATGCCTTCAAATTTACCTAGGAATACTGGTGGTCGTGGTGGTCGTGAGCCCGGGATTATGCCATTAGAGTTTCCTGCTGACTTCGACACTCTTAGGAAAAGAACTCAGCCAGAAACTATTGTTTTTACTAATTCTGGTGGTGCTACAAGTGATCCTTATAGTGTAGCGCCTTGTGAGTATTTTTCTATTTATGTTTGGGGTACTACTCCTGATGTGGATGTAGAGGCTTGTATGAATCCTACATATGGGAATTGGGTTTTATTAAATGCAAGTGCGTTAGGTGATGGTGGTTTTTATGCGGGTCAGGGTGGTCAGCATCCGTGGATAAGGGTTGTGATAAATTCTGGGACAAATGTTACCGTGCATTTATTTAGAAAGTATGCAACATATTAAAATATTTTCTAAACAAAAAGGAATATTTTAAGAAGTTTAGTAACAGATATAAATGAGCATTAAAAGTTACCACATTGTGGAGGAAAAAAAATGAAATTTAATAAAATTTCTGCTTTATCATCTGAAGATAGAACAAAGCTTAAGGAATACTGGAGTGATTTATGGGGAAGTGAATTTGCGACTGCCCTTACTACAGATTTCAAGAGTGATGCAAAGAAGGTAGATGTTAAGGCTAATAGTAACAGTACTAAGAAACAGTCAACTGTCAAGAAAATAACTCTCTAAAAAGATTAAAGGGAGTTTATCCTAATGTCTTTTATTAAAAAAGCAAAAATACAATTTACAAATTCGTCTTCTTTAGCTGATATAGTTAAGGGTTCTTGCATGGAAGACGTTATTTTATATAACCCTAGAACTGCATTTATAAAACATGATATTTCTAAAAATTTAATTCAAGCAGAAAATTCTTTAGATATTGTTGCTGAATTAGAGCAAAGAGATCCTGATGAATGGGTTTTATTTAGGGCTAGGGCAATTGATGCTGGTGGTTCTGAAAAAACTGGAGAACATTATCATGGTGCCAATGATAATGGCGATTATTTTTCAGAGGAAGAGTTATTAAAAGTTTTTGCAAAAGATAGTAATGGAAGGCAGGTTCGTTCTTTTGAGACTTTTATTAATTGTCCTGTTTTTACAAATCATCAAAATACAGATATTGAAAAAGCTCGTGGAAAAATTATAAATGCCTTTTATGATAAGGATAACCATTGTGTGTATATAGATGGTTTAGTTGATGCAAAAGCATATCCTGAATTAGCTAGAGGTATAAGAGAAGGGTATATAAGTGATGTAAGTATGGGTGCAAGTGTCAAGTCTTCAAGCTGTTCTATTTGTGGTCATGAGGCTGAAAACGAAAAAACTTATTGTACTCATATAAAAAACAATAAAGGTAAAAAAATTGGTGGAAAACCAGTTTATGAAATAAATCATGGTATTAAGTTTATTGAATTGTCGGCAGTAACCGATGGTGCTTGTGATAACTGTACAATTCAAAGTGCTTATTCTGGTAGTGAGTTTCTAAAGAAATTAGATGAAACGGTAAGAAAGGGAAATAGTTTTTTATCTTCTATTAAAAATGCATCTTCAGATTCTACCATAAAGGTTGCTCGTGGTGAAGATGTTGATAAATTAAATAAGGCTTTAGATTTATTAAAAGAAGTAGCGGAACAAATTTTAGGATCAAAGGATGTTGACTTTGAATTCCTTGAGGATATTGGATCTCTTTTAGCTGAACTTCAAAACTTAATTGTTGACCTTGTTGAAGCTGGGTTTGCCAATCAAAGTCAGGGTGGTGGGGTTCCTACTAATCCAATGGGTGAGGGTGTTCAAAAGGGTTTAAACACAGAAACACAAACAGAGACTCCTCCTGCGCCAGCGGAAATACCTCCAACCACATCTCCGCCACAGCCTTCACCAGTTGGTTTGGAAGCACAATTGCCATTAGCAGTTTCATCTCCGGTTGAAAAAAATATAAAGAATAGTAATAAAATAAAAGGGTTAAAGACAATAAATCAAGAATTGGTAAAATTACAAGAATCTATAAACAGATTTAAAATGGAACTAAAAAGTGGAGAAAACGTCATGGCTTCTAGTAAAGAGCTAAAAAGAATTCAAACAACAAATAAAATTTCTGAGAAATTTGATAAGTTACTTGAAACTCAAGCTTCCATGAACCTTCCGATTATAATTTCCGAAGGTCCTTATTCGGTAAAAATAGACTTTGAAAAAGGAATTACAGGATATGTTGGTAAGGAAGTTGTTGCTTCCATTTCAAATGAAGAATTAGAAGAAAAAGCATTAGAAAATATAAAAGAAAATCCGTCAGTTTTAGCTGGTCGTCTTATTGAAAAGATGGCTAAAAAATACAACCAAAATGGAGAGATAAAAATGGCTGGTGAAAAATTAGATATTAAAGAAGCCCTTCAAACAAATGCACCTCCTCAAGAGCAAGTGCAAGAAGGCCAGTTAGAAGACCTCTCTGGTAATTGGTCTCGTAAAAATGATGTTTCTGAAGCTACTGGTCAGCTTGGTGTAACTACACAGAAACAATTAGATAATGTTCCTAAATCTTCAGAAACAGGTAAAGGTGATTGGAATAGAGTTCGTCCAGAGGGTGTTAAAGAAAACTTACAAGTAACAGAAGGACAGCTTGACAATCCTACAAATCCTTCAAAATTAAATTCTGAAAGAAAAGAATCTGGTGTTGCAAAGGCTGAAGGACAGCATAGCCAAGTACAAGAAGGGCAATTAGGTGATAAGAGCCTTAATTTTGGATCTGAAAGATGGCAAGATGATACTGCTGCTGGAGATTTTATTCCAGTTACAGAAAATCAGTTTGAAGGAAAAGACAGACAGGGTACTGCCATTAATGAAGTTCCAGAAGGTCAATTAAAAAACTATCGTCAGGGTCCTGATGTTGCAAATTCAAAATCAGCATCAATACCAGCACGAGTAGTTAATGCAATGATTAATGGTATGGCTGACGCAGTTCTTAAGGAACATGTTTCTCCAAAAGTTGTTGCTGCTACAAAGGTTGGAATAAACGATCTTTTAGTTGATACGAATAATAGGCTTGCTCCTTATATTAAGGCTTCTATTGGAAGTAATATGAAGTTAGCTTCTCCTTATTTGGAGGATGCAATTTCAGTTCTTTATGAAGATAAAGATTATTTACAGAAAAAAATAGCTTCTTATGTTGATGCAAAAATTGAAAATCTTAAAAAATTAGCTTCTGGTGTTGGTCAAAAAACACGATTTGAAGTTCTTCGTGAGGCATTTAGAAAGGAATCAGAAAGAAGTGCGTTTTCTATAGACGCATCAGTTCTTTCAAACCTATTCCCCGGTGTTTCTGACTTTACCAATTTAGATGAAAAAATGATTAAACAAAAGTTCTTAGAAAGCAATCCTGGCTCTAAACTCTTAGGGTTTAGAAAGGTAGATGGTGGATTTATTGCTGAACTTGAAACAGACAAAAACAAACCTTCTGAGGTACAAAACAATGTATCTGAACAGGTGCCTAATTTGGATTCAAATTCACAAGATGTATCTATTGGAGTAGGTCAAGAAACAATGAATACAAATGAAGAAATTCCAGTATCCGCTGAAGCTATTAAAAAGCTTAAGGCTCTTGCAATGCAAAAGAAAGCTCAAAATCCAGCAGGTACAACTCTTCCTCCTGCTGGTGGTGCTCCTGCCGGTGGTGCTGGTGCTCTTCCTCCAGATATTGGTGGTGGTGCTGGTAGTTTTGCGGGTCCCGGTGCTGGTGCTGATACAGAAATGGCTCCAGATGATGAACTTTCTGGAGAAGAAACAGAGGTTAGTGGAGAATCAAAACCATTTGGTGCAATAAATCCATTTACTGGAAATGAAAATGTTGATGTTATTGACGGACACTATAGAGATGCAGATACAGGTCTTGAGTGGGAAGCTGAAGTAAACATCAAAGTTTTAAATCCAGAAAAAGTAAAGGGACTTGATTTTGTTGAAGATGAGGGTGGTGTTGATGAGGGAGAAGGTGAGCCAGATACAGAAGGAATTAATAGTGAAATAGCTTCTCCTGAAGCTGAACCTGCTGCAATGCCGGGTGCTGGTGGTGGAGGAATGTCTCCAACAAGTCCAATGGCAAGTGCTCCAAACTGGGTTAAAGATGCTCCTTTAAGACTTTCTATGTCTCTTAGTCCAAATATGTTTATGGGTAGCTATCTAAAGACAGCTTCTTCAAAAACAAATATGAATCACCACAAACTTGGTCAAGTATGCCCACAATGTGGTTCTAAAGACAAGGTTGCTTTTAAGAATAGTGAAGGAAATTGTGGTAGTTGTGGTTGTAAAACATATGTTTCTACTAAAAAAGCAAAAAACGGAAAAGTTGATTCACATGTTTATATGCTACCAAATATTGAAAGATCAAATAAGAAAAATCCATGGGGTGGTCATGCTGTAACCGCAGAAGTTGAAAACAGAGAAGAAATTCAGAAAAATATTCATACAATTCTTTCTCAAAGAAAAGCTTTATTAAAGGCTGCTGCAACAATAGATCAAGATCCTTGGATTGCTTGTGTTTCAGATCAGGTTACTTCAGGTTATTCTGGAGATAATGCAATTCAAATTTGTTCTTCAATAAGAGACATTCAACTTAAAAAGATTGCAATGGAAAGTGAAAATTCAAAAAATCCTTTTGAAAAGAAAGATAAAAAGAAAAATGAGAAATCAGAAGACTCAAATGATGAAGAAACTGATAAATTAGAAGATTCTAATAAGTCAGATGATGTTGATTTTGAGGAGACAGAAGATAAGAGTAAGGATGATGATGTTGATTTCGAAAACGAATCTTCAGAAAGTGAAGTTGATGGTGAAGAATTAGGACTTGAAGATGAGTCTTCAGAAATAGAAGGTGAAGAAGACAATGTAGAATTCGAAAACGAAACTGAAGGTGAGGAAGTTGCGGATTCCTTTGGTGATGAATTCGAAGAAATAGAAGAGGATGATATGAATGCTGAAGTTGCAGAATTAGGTTCTCCAACTTCTATAAAAGTTACTCTTCAAGATGCTGAAGGGAAAACCGTTGAATTAGTTGCCGATGATGGTGGAATTACTGTTTCAGAACAAGAAGAAGTAGAAGGTGAAGTTGGAACAGAACCTGAATTTGGTGATGATTTTGGTGATGGTTTTGGAGAAGAAGGTGATTTAGAGGATGACATTGAAATTAATGATGTTGTGACTGATTCTGATGTTGAGGAAGATCCTCTTTCTTCAGTTTTTAGTGATGGGCTTGATAAGTTTGACGAAGAAGATTCAGAAGATGAAGAAGAACCAAAAATGACATCTGCTGATATAATGGCTAAATCTCTTCAAACATCAGAACTTTTAAGAGGAGATAGAGTTGCATCTTCAAATAGAAGTGGTGGTGGATCTTTAGATATGGATATATTAGCTGCTGCTTTAGGATTCAAAAAAGAATCAACTCAGACTGTACCAACAGGAACTCCGGTAAAGGGTGTTTTGAGGGATGAATCAGTAGGAGTTTCAGATGAAGGCGGAAATGTTCATACCACAGAGCATGAAAATACAGCAAAGAAAAGAAATTCAATTGCAGACAGTTCTTTTAATGAAAAGGGAGTAGTTGATGGTTCTGGTCGTGGAGTTGAAGTTATAAAGGGTAGGGAAGGGCGTTTTTCTGGTTCAAACAAGGACGTTGTAGTTGCAAATGAAAAAACTAGTGACTGCAAGAAAAGAAAAGACGTTCATCCTGTAGATGAAACAGGTGGTGGAGAAAGAACTTCAAAAGAAAAACAAATGGCAAAACAGTTTAAAGGATCTACTGAACCTAAAGAGAAAAAAGAAGCTTCTAAGAATGTTAAGGCTCAATCACAAGCAAAACAAACTGAACCAACCGATGTCGGTGATGGAGAAAAGGGTGGTGAAAAAATTAAAACACCACGAAATACTTCAAAATCAAAGCCAGAAGAAATTGAAGGAAGAAAGGATGTAAAGTCACCATTAAAGGTTCGTAAAGACAATTATGGAAAGGGTTCTGAGGGTAAGAATCTTCATACCGATATTGTTCCTAGAGACAAAGGTGGTGATGGTCTTGGTGGAAAGGCAGTAACTTTCGAGAAAGAAAATTCAGAAAGTGCAACTTCTGGAAATCCTGATACATATGTTCAGAAATTCCAATCTGACAGTTACATTAAACCAACTTCATATGGAAAAGAAGAAAACCATGCAACAAGTGGTCCAAATACAGCATCGTCTTTGGCAATTAAAAAGGTAGCAAGTGAGAACGGAATAAAGAATCTTAAAAATCTTGAAGCAGTAGATTTCGGAGGCTTTATTGTTGTTAGAGACTTAAAAAACGGAAATACATTTAGAGTAGAATAATGTTTTACAAGAGGGAGATCTTAGGGTCTCCCTCTTTATTTAAAAAAAAGAAAAAAAAGTTTAAAAAAATAAAGGTGTAAATTCAATTGTTAGAGTATTTAGATATTACAAAATGTTAAAAATATTCAAATCGCAACAACATGGTGTAGCTCAAAAAAAATGAGGAGAACAAGATAGAATGAAAAAAATTAGTATGTTTTCAGATGGCGCAATTGTTGTTGCTGAGGATAATAATGTTCGCAAGGCAAATAAGAAAGAGATTTCTGACTTTTTAAAAACCGCCTCTGAAGAACAAACATCAAAGTATCTTACTGGTTTATTTCCAAAAGAACATGAAGGGAACAAGCTAACACACGTTATGCTAGAGAAAGAAAATGGTTATGCATACGGTAAGTATGCAGATACTTCTAAGCTTTTGAAAATTAAGGTTTTAGCTCAATCACAAGCGAAACAAACTGAGCCTGTAAACTCAGTTGAGAAATCAGATCCCGATCTTGAAATTCCAAGAGATGAAAGCAAGGGGAAACCACAAGAGTTTAAAGCAAGAGAAGATGTAAATTCTCCTGCTGAAGTTAGAAAAGATAATTATAAAGTAGGTCCTGATAGTAAGAATCTTCATACAAATAAAGTTCCTAGAGATAAGAGTGGTGATGGACTTGATGGAGAATCTGTTTCTTTTGAGAAAGAAAACGCATTAGAAGCAACTTCAGGAAAACCAGATACATATGTTCAAGAGTATTCAGAAAATGAAAAACCAGAAAGTGCTGGTTCTAAAGAAAATCATGTAGCTGCATCAACAAAACCTTTAAATGTAAAGGTTAAACATGCAGGAGAAAATCTTCATCTAAATTTAGTTGCAAAAAAAGAAGAAGATAAGAAAGAAGATGAAAAAGAAAACAAAAACGACCACAAAACAGATGATAAAAAAGATGAAAAAAAGGACAAGTCTAAGAAAAATCTTCCGCCTTGGTTAAAGAAAGATAAAGACGAAGACGAAGATGATTCAGAAAAGACAGGCGAAGAAAAAGACGCATCAACAAACGAAGTGGTTGAATTGAATAAAAAGCTTGCAGAAGTTACTAAAGAACTTCAAAAGCTTGAAAGAGAGATCAATAATAGAAAAGTCGCAGAAGCTAGGCGTGAAGCAGCTATAGGATTAGTTTTAGCCTATAGAGACAGACAGCCTGAAAAGTATGTTACCGCAGAATCATTTAATTCAAAAGTCACAGAGATCTCGAAAAAAATGAGTGTCGAAGCAATAGATTCGGCTCTTGAGGAGTTTGGAACGTTAATTTTAGCAGAAACAGAAAGACAAAAAAAGGTTGCTCAAACCCAAACGGGTAATGAACCAGTTTCACTTTCACATTCACTAACATTCCCTCATTCGAATTATAAATTTGCCTCAGACTCAGCAGACAGTAACGATTTAGCATCAATTTTGATGTCAAACACAACCCTTGGAAGAAAGGTAGCCAATATGGACCTTTATCACCAAGACCAATCTAACGAATAAGAACTACTACAAAATAAAGCTAGTGGAGGAAATATAAAATGCTTATTCCGATTTATCGAGTTATATCAAGTCAGTTCCCAGTAGACACCCTTACAGGTGATGTTGAAATGGGGTTTGTTGTAGGACTTGCTACCAATAGCGCCGGATTAACTGTTGTTAGAAAAACAGATTTAGGTGCTGCTGGTAACAATGTTGCCAATATAATTGGTATTGCAGGAGATAGAAAAAGAGCATCAGAAGCCTATGAGTGGGTTAATAGACTTTCTGATTCTGGTGACGAAACTGCTGGTAGTGGTAAAATAACTGTCTATCATGGTGGTGGTGAATTCTGGGTAGACGTTGATGATGCAGCTATCACAACCCCTCTTGGTACTGCTATTGAAGGTGTTATTTCAAGTGCAGCTTCCTTAACTATTGGTTCAAAGCTTTATGGTTGTACTGATAATGGAACTACTAAACTTGCTGGTCAGATGGACAGTGTAAGTAGTGGTGATGCTGTTGCACAGGTATTAAGTGCTGCTGTTACATTAGAATCAGGTATTCCTGGCGAATACGAACCCGGATCAAGTGTTGCCTATGCTGATCCTTCAGACCCAAGAACTTGGGTTCAGATCAAATTGCTTGTGTAAAAACAGCTAAATTCATTTAAAGGAGAAAACTAAAAATGAGTATTATAAAGAATACTGCTAACGAGTACAACAGAGAGTTACTCATTGCACAGGCACTTGAAACCCCAGAAGGTCGAGTTGCTTTAGCGCAAGCTATGGTTGAGCCAATCAAGAGAGCTTTAGAATATCAAGCAATTGGTAGAAAGTTACTCATGGTTGATGAGCTTCCACAGGGTGCTCTTGCACGTTACGAGAAGGATGTTGCATCAACTGCTTACGTCGTTTCAAGACGAGGCGGAGTTCGTGATCGTATCGTTGAAGGTGAAGAAGTTTTGGTTCCAACATGGGAAATCGCTGCTAATCCACAGATTAGACTAAGCGAAATCAAAGCACGTAGATTCTACATTGTTGATCGTGCCCAAATGAAAGCCAAAGAAGCTATTCAGAAACAAGAAGATACTGAAATCTTGGGTGATATTGAAGCTGCTGTTCGTGCAGATCAAACCGTTACTCAGTCTGGAGACCTTAGTATCGCCTCCCTTAACTATGCATTCTCAACTGTTGAGTCTCACGACCTAACCGTTGCAAAAATAGTTATGCACCCACAGCAATACGCAGACGTTAGACTTTTTGGTCGTGACGTTTTCGATGAAGCAACCCGTAGAGATGTTTTGATGTCTGGTTTGTTTGGACATCTTTGGACAGCAGACATTCACGTTTCGCATAGAGTTCCAAGAGGTTCTGTTTATCTCTTAGCTCCTGCTGAATTCGTTGGTGCAATCCCAGTTAGACAAGATATTACCGTTCTACCTGCTGATGATCCAAAGAATTTGAGACTTGGATGGGTAATCTATGAAGAGTTGGGTGTCGTAGTCATTAACGATTATTCAATCGCAAAGGTAAATCTTACCTCAACCAGCTAATAAATAGCTGAAAACATTAGACTTAAAGAATTGTGGGCAGGAATTAATTTTCCTGCCCATTCTTTTTTGTATAAAAACAAACAAGTTATAGACCCGCAAATTTTTCATATTTCGAATGAGCTACAGCGAGTGGTAGCTAACGACTATGTTTGATCTTTATGTTTTTTAAAAAAACAATTTGTTTTTGGCCAACTTAAGTTGAACACTAGCCATAGTTCGTCGTACATTATTATTAGTTTTGTTTTACGGACATCATGTAGTTTAAAGGATTCAAAAATGTTTAAGTGTCTTATTTGCGAGAAAAATGGAATAGAAATATATAAAAAAAATTTAGTTCCACATATATTAAGCTTTCACAAAGAGCTTAAGGATGGAACAAAAACCTACATAGATATGTTTCCCGGATCAAAGCTAAGAGAAGCCCCTAAAACAAGTTATGGAAATAAAAGTTTTAGAGATATGTGTGTAGATAAATCTGTAAAATCAAGAATTGGAAAAAATTTATCAGAAGAACATAAATTAAAAATTGGGTCTTCAAATAAAGAAAGTTTAAAGTATTTAGAAAGTCGAAAAATATTATCTGAAAAATTTAAAACTGGTGAATTAATTAATTGTAGAAAAAAATATATTGACAAAAACGTTCTTGAAAATCTATACCTCAACGAATTAAAGTCTATAAATGAAATTTCAACAATTTTAAATATAGGAAGAGATATTATATCAAATGAGCTTTCACGTCATGAGATAGTAAAAAGAAATAGATCGTCTTCTATGAAAATAAAACATTCAAAAGAAGATAGCATTTCATTAAGCAAGCAAGAAATTGATGTGATAACAGGACAGTTGCTGGGAGATGGGTGTCTTAGAAAAGGTAAAGGAATAACCCCACAATACATTCAAAGTTGTAAATATATTGATTTTTTACTTTGGATAAAAAGCTTACTTCCAAGTGTTGTTTGGTCGGAGAATGCAATAACTCTTGGAAAAATTACAAATTGTGGAAGTAGATATTTTAGTTTAAACTCAAAAACACATCAAGATTTTTTAAATATTCACAGTAAGTTTTATTATTATAATACAAATAAAAAAAAAATGAAAAAAAAGATACCAATTGATTTAAAAATAAATGAAACAATATTATTGCATTGGTTTTTGGGTGATGGACATTCTTATATTGGAAAGGACAATTCAAAAGAGATAGCTATTTCTGCTTGTGATTTTAATGAAGATGATTTAGAAAGAATTGTAATACCTCAAATAATAAATATGGGTATTAATTGCAGGGTTAAAAAAAGAAAACAGGGACCTGTTATAAAATTTTATGCCGAATCTTATGAGAATTTTTATAAAAAGATTGGAATAAAATCTCCAGTTGCCTGTTATTCTTATAAATTTGAAATGGTTGAAAAACTATTTCCTCATCTTTTAGAAAACATAAAAGAAGAAATTATTGTAGCCTCTTCAGAAGAATCTTTTAATAATTACAGAGCTAATGGATTTCCTTTCATCAAAATGTCATCTGAAAATAAACTTAACAGTTTCAAAAATTTGATAGATTTAGATGTTTCTAATTTACTTGAGTTAGATGTAATAAAAATAAATAGAGTTGGTCTTAAACTTGCCAACTATTACCATCCGCAAATATTTAATATAAAAACAAAAAATTCAGAATATAGTCCATTAGATATTTTTCAAAATGACTTGTTGTTAAAAAAAATTACCGAAGATTTAAAAGAAAAATATAACATAATAAAAGATTCCGATGTTAGATCTAGGTGTAGGTATATTTCAAATAGTATGATAATGAATTTTAGACCAACTATAGCAAAGTTTATAACAAAAATGTTTACTGATAAAAAATCTGTTGTTTTAGATCCTTGTGCTGGATTTGGAGGAAGATTACTAGGATGTACTTCGTGCGAAGAACGAGAATATATTGGTATTGATCCTGAATATACCGTTATAAAAAATCTTGAAAGGATGAGTGTTGATCTTGGAATAGAAAATAGAATAAAACTATTCAATTTGTCATATGAAAATTTTGAATATAATAAAGAGTCTATAGATTTAATTTTAACTTCACCACCATATTATGATCTAGAGCACTACAATCAAAACGATCCAGAACAAAGTAATATTAAATATAAAACTTATGAAGAATGGAAAAACGGATTTCTATCTAACCTAATAGAAAAATCTTATAGTTTACTAAAAAACAAATGTTATTTTTGTATTAATTTAAAAAATACAGAATATCCAATTGCAGATGATTTTTTTCAACTATCTTGTAAACTATTTGATCATATAACTACATATAGAATTGAATTTGAATCCGGCGCCATAAAAAATAACGAATATAGATATGAACAGTTATTTATTTTTAAAAAAGGAAGTTAAAATGGAAAGAAAAGTATTTAATTTTAATTCTATAATTTTAAAAGAAAAAACAATTGAGAAGTATGGATATGATCCTGATAAGTTTGGTAAATCTTCTTCTAAATTTGTTGTAGCTACTTGTAGATTCTGCGGTAAAGATTCTAATATTAGAAAAGGATTTTTTAATAAGTCAGGGTCTGCTTGTCATAAGTTATGTAAGATTGAAGAGCAGAAACTAAACTCCCCATTTAAAAGTAAAGAAACTCGTGAGAAGGCATTAAATACAATTAAAGAAAGATATGGGGATAGCAGAGAGTCTATAAAGGAAAAGATTTCTATTTCTAAAAAAAATAGTAATGAAAAAACAAAGCAAACTTGTTTGGAAAAATATGGTGTGGAAAATGTTTTTCAAGCAAAAGAAGTTAGAAAGAAAATTAAAGAAACAAACTTAGAAAGATATGGATTTGAAAATCCAATGAAAAATATTGATATTGCAAAAAAGGTAAAAAATACAAATCTAGAAAGATACGGGGTTGATAATCCTTTAAAAAGAGAAGACATTAAAGAAAAAATAAAAGAAATGAATATAGAAATGCATAATGATTCTAATATAAATAAATTTGATTTTTTTATACAAAAAACAAAGGTTTCTTGTAGTAAGAATATATCTGGTGGAGAAAATGAAAATCATTTATTATGCAATGAATTAAATGGTAATAATTTTTGGGATCTTTTAAAACAGGGATTACCACTAAAAGAAGTTTGTAAGCGATTGAATTTAAACTATCAGTCATGTACTTCTGTTTTACTGAAAGATGAGTATCGTGAAAAATACTATTCTAACTATACATTTCCTAAAGCACAAATTCAAAAAAAGATATATGATTTATTGGTTTCTTATGGGTTTAGTGTTTTAATGAATGATAAAAGTGTTATCAGTCCTTTGGAATTAGATATTTATATTCCTGAAAAAAAATTTGCAATTGAATTTAATGGATCTTATTCTCATTCTGAAGCTGCTTTAGACACAACTGAATCTAGAATGAAACATAAGGGGAAGCTTGATTTATGTAGAAAAAATGGTGTTTATTTATTTAATATATTTGAGCATCAGTGGATTGCTCGTGAAAAACAATTTTTGAATTTTATTAAAACTATTTTAGGTTTAAATTCAATAAAGATTGCAGCAAGGAAATGTGTTGTTGCAAATTATAGCAGTAAAGAATTTATAGACGAAAATCATATTCAGGGATGGGGTGCGAGAACTATTCAATGTTTTAATTTAATATATAACAATGAAATAGTTGGATCTATGACAGCTAGTCCTCATCATAGACAAAATGTTGAGGATGGGGTTATTGTTTTAAATCGACTTTGTTTTAAGGATGGATATAGTATTCAGGGTGGTGCAAGTAGATTATTTAGTGCGTTTTGTATTTGGGCTAAGAATAAAGGTTATACAAAAATATTAAGCTGGAGTGATAATTGTTGGACTGAGGGAAAGATTTATGAAATTTTAGGATTTAAATTTAAAGAAGAATATAAACCAGACTATTTTTATTGGGACCCTAAAGGTGATTGTTATAGATCAAAACAATCTCAAAGGAAGGTTTCAAATGGATGTCCTCCAGAAATTACAGAGAGAGATTGGTGTTATAGTCATGAACTATATAGGATATATGATTGTGGTAAAAAGCTTTTTGAATATACATTATAAATCGTATATTATATCATATATCTTTGAGAGAAACTATATGTCTAAAAGTTTTTTTAATTTAAAAGTCTTTAAAAAAAAAGATAAAGAAGACAAAGATAAAAATTCTAAAAAAGAAGATCTTAGTCATAAAAAATCATGTTGTTTTGTTAAGAGAGAAGAGACTTTTTCAAAAAACAAATAAATTACATTAAATTGTGTTGGTTTATTTTTATTTTAAATAATAATTTAATATACAAATAGGACTATTTTAGTCCTATTTTTTATTTTTACATCAATATTATTTTTAAAAGGATTCTCTTTAGAATAAACGGAACTAAAAAATGTATTTAAAAAAACAAAAGTTTGGCCTTGGGGTTTTTGTATGGCAAAAATAAATTCTATAAAAATTGTTGTGGCAGAAGATGATGAGGATGATAAGTCTTTTATAATTGATGCTTTTAAAAACCTAAATCTAATAGATAGTGTTAAATTTGTTGAAAATGGAGAGGAACTTATTAAGTATTTAAAGAAGACAGAAAGGTATCCTGATATTATTTTTCTAGATTTAAATATGCCAATACTAAATGGTATTCAATCTTTAAAAATAATAAAGAATGATATAGATTTTAAAAAAATACCAATAATAATTCTTACAACATCAAAAGATCAAGAAGATATTGACAAAACATACGGATCTGGAATTAGTGCTTATATTGTAAAACCATTTTCATTTGAAGATCTTTTAATGGTTGTAAGAGAAACTACAAACTATTATTTTAACACTGTAACACTTCCATATAGATATGAAGAGTAAAAATGATACGAAAGTCCCAAAGAACAACTCCAAATCTAGAAAATTTAACTGACGAAGAATTAAAACCAAATAAATATGAGGTCTATGATTATAACCCGGGAAGAAGCCGTGAATGGATGGGTGTTGTTAATAGCTATAGGTATATTGAAGATATAAGAGTTGGAATGAGTGAGCTTTTTAGTAATGCAAAAAGCTGTTTATTAGATCTTCCTAAAACAAGGAAAAAAATATATGAATTAGAGTCAATTTTTTTTAATTTCTTAAATTCTGAGGTTAAGAAACCAATAGAACAAATTCCATACCCCAAAGGACAATCAGACGAGAATACTCCAACAAGATTAATTAGATCATTTATTGAATTACCAATTCCAGTTTTAGAATTAATTCAACATATGAATTATGTACTTTCAAACTTTATGAACAAATCAACTGCCGAAAAATATAGTAATTTTTTTAGAGATGAAATCAGAGATACTTTTGAAAAAGAACTATTTTCTCTTGGGAAAAAAGATTTGGATTTGGATGAAGAATTGGATTTTGGTGAAGATTCTGATGTTGGGGGAGAGCAAATAATGGGGGAAGCAGACAAAAAATTTAATTTGAAAAAAACTGCAAATAAAATTGAAACATTGATAAGTATAAATTCTATTTCAAATGAATCGGATTTTTTAATTGATTTTGAAATAGATCCAAAAATAGATTCTTTTTTTCAAGACTATGGCGAGAAGGGATATAATGAAATTTTAGATACAATAGAATTTTTAAAAAATGAAATAAAAAGAAACTTTCAAGAAATAAATAAAAATGCCCTTACTTACAAAAACGTTTTTTCCAATCCTAAAAAATAAAAAGCAAAGGTTTTTACTGTTTTTTTATTGAAGATATAATAATTGTAATTCTATTTTTGGAAATACTATTTTATGTCTGAATTATTAAAGAGAATTATTGTTGCCCAAATAGATAATGTTCTTATTGAAGATTTAGGTGAGAAAGGTGTTTTTCTAAGAAAAAAGGGAGATTCTAGAGATTTATTATCTCAATATGTTGTTGGAAAAAATAAATTTAAATTTACACTGCAAGATATTTGCTCTTCACGTTCTTTAGATAATTTAATAAAGCGTGGACATTTAAAATTATATGATGAAAATGGTAATGAATTAGGTAATGATGCTGGTGGGGATGCCGAAAAATCTACCAATTTAGCAACACTAAAAGATGTTTATGACAACATTGGTGGAAACAATAGCTCTTCAATAAATGACTTAAATGATGTTACTGTAAATTCGCCAGAAGATGGTGATATTTTAATTTATGGACAATCTTATGATTATGGAATTGAAAGCCAATGGTCTAATATTAATGGATTAGATTATTTTACTGCATTAAATTTTGGTAAAAGTCCAATTAGAATAGAGGTTTCTGATTCTGATTATGTAATTTCTTCAGATCAAAATTTACATATTGTTTACACATCCTTAACAAGAGAAAGAGAAGTTACTCTTCCACCAGCAAATAAAGTAAATCAAACGGTAAGAGTTTATGACGAAAGTGGAAGTTGCAGTCCTGAAAATCATATTGATATTACATCTTCTGGATCTGATGTAATAGAATGTTGTAATAATTATATTATTCAAAATAAATATGGTGTTGTTCTATTTGTTAATAATGGAAATGGTACTTGGAATATTTTATCTTCTGAAAAATATTATTCTGCCGGTATAACAGATATGCCATTATTAACAGATAATGGTGATGGAACTGTTTCTTTAGAAAGAGGAATGTGTAATTTATATACTGATGAATATGGTTTTGGGTCTATTTATCCATTTCATATATTACCTAAAACTTTATCATTAACAAATATGTCAAATAATTATATTGTTGTTAACTATAACAATGATAGTCCAGAATATCAAGTGATAACTGATGTTTCTTTAATTAATGAAACTACAATGATTCCAGTATATACCATTTACAGATATAATCTTAATTTAAATATTTTAAATTGGGATACTTTAGGTATAGCACTCATAAATAAAATACATCAATCTATAGTAAAAACTCAAAGATACAGACTTGAATCAGGATTGTCTTTATCTGAATCAGGAACAAGAAATGTTGTTGTTACATCGGGAATTGTTTGGACCGGTGCAGTAAAGCATACATTGACATCTTTTAACTCTTCTACTGACAATTTATATTTTGTTTATCATTCTGGCGGTGTTTGGCAAGATCCAACTCTTATTAACGAATACAATAATACACAATATGATAATGGCACAAATCTTCAGACTCTTTCTGGGGGAAGATATGCTGTTAATTACATTTATAGATCAGTTGTTGATGAAGAATCTGAATGCTTTCTTGTTTTAGGTAATGGAAACTATAGACTGCTTGATGCACAAGGAAGTTTACCGCCAACAGATTTGCCTTCATCAATAACATCACACTGTGTTTTAGTTGGAAGAATAATAGTAGAGAAAAGTCAAAATGTTGCTTATCAGATAGACAGTATCTTTTCTGCTGCTTTTGCTTTATCAACCAGTGTTGATCACAATGACCTTGTTGGATTACAAGGAGGGGCTGTAGACGAATATTATCATTTAACAAATTCTGAACATTTAGGTCTTACAACTAACTTACAAGATACAATAGAAGGGTTAGGTCTTGATCATACAACACTTGCAAATATTGGAGCGCATACACACGATGAAATTGATCAGCATATAGATTCTGTTTCAAATCCACATTCTACTAGTGATGCGAATTTAATTGTAACAGATGTTACAACAAATAATGTTGGAACTTTAAAACATGGATTTACCCCCAAACTATCTGGTGTAGCAGGGCAATATTTAGATGGGAATGGAAATTGGACAACTCCTAGTGGAATTGCAAATGCTTATATTTCTCAATCATTTGATTTAGAAACCAGTATAAATGTTATTCATAACTTTGGAGCTTATCCGCTAGTTCAAGTTTTAGTTAGTAGTTCTCTTTTTATTCCATTTTCAATTACCCATAATACTGTAAATAATTTTACAGTAACTTTTACATCTCCTATTAGTGGGATTATAATTGCAACTTTAGGAAGTCCACAATTAAATAATTTTATTGTAACTGCCAATGACTATAATGCAACCAATAGTGATTATATAATAGAGGTTACTGGAATTGGGAAAACAATAACATTACCGACAGCACTTGGAATAGAAGCAAAAATATTTATAATTAAAAATAAATCTACAGGTTCTATATTTGTAAACACAACAAGCTCACAATTAATTGATACTCAATTAGCTTTAGAACTTATACCATTGGAATCAGTAAGTTTATACTCTAATGGCACACAATATAATATTATATAAAGGAATAAATTAAACAAAAAAGTATATTAAATATAAACATTTAATAATTTAAAACTATAGGGTGATTTAAAATGTCTTTTTTTAAAGAAGTAAAAATAAATACTGATAATTCAACTGGTGATGCTTTTGGTCGTGTAAGAGTTTCAACACCTAAAACTCTTTTTGATGCAAAACAACTTAGTGATAATGCCCCCTTATTTTGGGAGGATGTACAAATAAGTGGATCAGGAACGACTAGTACTTATTCTTCCGATAGAGCGTCAAGTGTTATAGCTGTTACAAATGTTACAGCAGGAAGAAGGGTTAGACAAACATATCAAAGATTTAATTATCAGCCGGGTAAAAGTACCTTAATATTAATGACTGGCATTTTAAATAAAAGCGGCGGAGGTTCTGGAATAATTAGAAGAATGGGGTATTATGATGATAATAATGGTGTTTTCCTACAAGATAGTTCTGGCACATATTCTGTTGTAAGAAGGACCCATGTTTCTGGAAGCCCAGTAGATACGGTTGTCTCTCAAGCAAGTTGGAATATTGATACTTTAGATGGAAATGGAGATTCTGGGATAACAATAGATTTGACTAAAACAAATATTTTAGTTATTGATTTAGAGTGGCTTGGTGTTGGTAGAGTACGTTTTGGGTTTAATATAGATGGTATTACATATTATTTTCATCAGTTTTTAAATGCAAATAGCTTAGATTCTGTTTATATGAGCACCCCAAACCTTCCTCTTAGATACGAAATAATAAACAGTGGTACTGGAATTGCCTCTGAATTTGAATGTATTTGTACTTCAGTTATATCTGAAGGAGATTTAGATCCACTTGGAATAAACAGATATGCATCTACAGCGGGTACACATGTTGACGCAAATGTTGAAAATATAATTTATGCTATATTGGGAATTAGATTAAAAAGTAATTATTTAAGTACAACAATAAATATAAAAAATATTTCTTTATTTGTCGCAACAGCAGACTCTCTAGAATGGATGTTAATTTTCAATCCTACTGTAGCTGGTGTTTTTACGTATGTTGATGAAACAAATAGTGCTGTTCAGATTGCAAGAGGTGCTTTGGCAAATACAGTAACCGGAGGAATTCAATTTGATGGTGGACATATAAATACAGTTGGATCTAGGTCAGAAAAAACAGATATAGATAGCATTTTAAAATTAGGATCTTCTGTTGCCGGTGTTCAAGATACAATTGTTTTAGCTGTTAGACCTATAGATGGTTCAATAAACATAGATGTTGAAGGCTCCATTTGTTGGAGAGAGTTATTATGATTATAGATAAACCAACAATATTAGATTTCTCAAATTCTCAGCATAATCATTCAGGTGAAGATCAGGGAGGAAAATTAAATTCTTTTGAAAGTATTTCTGGTGTTACATTTGGTGGAAGCGGTTCGTTACAAGATGATCAAATTTTAGTTTATGGTTATGGCTATGGATATGATGGGTGGACAAATGTAAACGCTTTAGATTATTTATCAAATATTTTAGATTTTAGTTTGCAAAATGAGCCAGCATCTTCTGCCCAAGGATTAACTTTACCTATAACATATGTTTCTTCTGGTCCATATACAATTCTTTCTACAGACAAATATATCGTATTTACAACTGGGACATATAATTCTATATTTCCTTCTGCTACTGGTTCTGGAAGATATTTATGGCTAAAAAACATAGGGACTGGGGTTATAAGTTTAATACCAAATGGAAATGACACAATTGATGAAGAAACTGTTCAAGAAATTACAGAAGGTGATGGTGTTCAAATTACAGATATCCTTTCTGGAAAATGGGCTATAATTTAGGAGAAAAAAATGTCTCAATTACAAGGTCCTACAAATATTTTGCTTTATCTTAAAAGATTATTAAAAATGTTAGAAAGTTTAACAGTTGTTGATTCAAGTCAGAGACAAAGAGTTGTTGTAGATTCTGTTGCAACAGTTTCTTCTGCGACTTTAGCGGCAAGTCAATCTATTTATTTATATAGCGGATCACCGTCTTCGTCTGCCTATGCTACACCTGCTGCCGTTCCACCAGTAGGTATTCAATATGGTGGTGTAGTTCATGAGGTTAATTTCCCGGTAGATCAAAGATGGGAAATGATTGATAGAAGTAGAATAAATTTTACATTAACATGTAGGGGAAAAATTTCCTAGGGAAAAAATATGCCATCACTAACAACATCATTGGTAGAAAAGCTAGACATTCCTGTTTGGGAATGGATGAGATTTACTCCAGTAGCCTCATCTGCATTATCAAGTTTTACAACAAGTAAAACAAAAACAGATAGATATATTTATGCAAACTTTGGAGCATCATCATTCTGGAGATATGATACAATTTCAGATTCATGGCAAGAATTAGCATCTCCAATACAATCAATAGGTGTTGTTACTGGAAACATTTGTCATTTAAAACAAAAAAGTTATGGCGGATTTATTGCTCAAGTAATAGGAACTCATGCAATTGGTGCATCTACCCTGAAGTGTGCGGGGTTGGGTGGAAATTTTTTAGTTGGAAAAACCGTAAGGGTAATTTCTGGAGCAGGTAAAGGTCAGGAACGAACAATATCATCAGTAACAACAGAAACCATTCATGATTCTGGAGGAGCCTCTTCAGGAACAACCGGAACATTAGTTGATTCGGCAAAATCATGGACAATAAACCAATACCGTGGTTATCAAATAAATATAGACAATATGTCAGCTAGCGGTTCGACAGTAAAAAGAGTTATATTATATAATAATGCAACTACAATTACATTCGCAGATACAGCTTGGTTTCCGGTAAAAATAAGATCTTCAGGATTATCACCTTCAAGCATAGCTGCCGGAGCAAATTATACTATTGAAAGTACAACTTTTGCTGTTAGTTCTCCATGGACAGTTGCATTAGATGAAACATCTAATGTTATGTTTGTCGGAGAAGAAGTATATTGTATATCATCTAGTACATCAAACTATTTTTACATATATCAAGTATATTCTACTTTAGAAGATTGTTGGTATTATTTGTCTCAAAGCGGATTACAGCTTATCGTATCTCTTGGCACTGATACTAATCTAGAGTGTATTGATGAATCTACTGGGGTTTTAGACACAGGAACGGCTACTATTGCCTCTACGGTATCAACAGTTGTTGATAGTGGAAAGTCATGGACAACAAATAGATGGGCTAACTATAGGGTTAGAATTACTGCTGGAACGGCTTTAGGTGAAAATGCGGTTATATTATCAAATGATGGAACTACATTAACAACACTAACTCCATTTTTAGTTGCTCCAGATGCTACGAGTACTTATGAAATAATTCCTGATTCTGATAAAAATTATTGGATGAATGCTGGTGCTGGTAATATTTCTCAATACTCAAAAGAGATAGATAATTGGAGTTGGGGGAGAATATATGATAGTGGTGTTGCCAATATAGGAAGTGCCTCTTTTGGAGGTCAAGGAGTAATTGCTTTATCTTCGATTACTAGATCTGGAGTAACTGCAACTGCTACAACCGTTTTAAATCACAACTTTAAAGTTGGAGATTCGGTAACAATTGCTGGTGCAACTCATGCAAATTACAATGGAGCATTTGCAGTTGTTTCTGTTCCTTCACTAACAACGTTTACATATACTATGATTGGAGATCCGGGGGCTAATGCCACGCTTCTTTCTGCTGTATCAAGTACTGTAATTCCAGATTCTTCAAAAAACTGGGTAGTAAATTCATTGGCTGGAAAAATAATAATATATTATACAGGAGCAACTTCACTACAGACTAATAGTGCTAGGACTATTATCTCTAATACTGCAAATACAATTACTGTAACACAGGCAGTAGGTGCTGGTGGTGCAAATGGCGCTTCAAGATATGTAATTACAGATGGTCTTGGGTTTGGATATGCCTCATATGGAACCTGTAGTGGTGCTGGAACGTCAACAACCCTCAATGATGCTGCACAGTCATGGTCTACGAACCAATATGTTGGACATAGAGTAAGGGTTATTTCTGGAACTGGTTCTAATGAAATGACAATTACTGCAAATACAGCCACATCACTTACCTTTGCTGGAGGTTCTGCAACTGACACCACTTCAAGATATGTAATTTATGGAGTATCTCCTCGTTCGGTAGGGTTTAGTTTTATTTGGGCGGATAATGCCACTTACCCAACAAGTGCTGCTGAATCGAAAGGTAGGTATATATATTCTTTCCGTGGAGGAACTATTCCCGGAATTGATAGATATGACATATCTTCTATGCAGTGGTTTCCATTACAGCCAATACCCTCTGTTGGTCAATTTACCACCGGAAGTCAATATACGTATGATGGAGTAAATACTATCTATATGGAAAAAGATAGTACACAAAGAATGTTTAGATACAATATTGGTGATAACAGTATTGAACCAACTGGAACTGCCCCATTCCCGGGAGCAACTGCTGTTGCTATGAATAGATTTGAAATAATAAATGTTAATGGTTTAATATATCTATATTTCAATAGACATTCGTCTCAGGAATTTTTTAGATGTTTACAGTGGTGGTAATTTTATGGAGACTTTATGACATATTATATAAAGATTAATAAAATTAAATTTGGTCAAGATACTTTCATTTCTCCTGATTTAAGTAAGTATGATAGAATATATATACAACAAGTTATCGGTCCAGAAGAGTTATCTTTTTTGTGTATATTTGAAATGATCGCTCCATTTCCAAATTTAATAAATGATTTTCCAGAAAACACTATAACTTTCTTAACGCAACAGGAGGCTGTTGATTTTGCTAATCAGTTATTTCCTCCTCGCTTTGAATTTAATGAAATGATAAAAACATCTTATTTTTCTTGGGAAATAAAACAAGACGGAACATTAGAACAGCCATCTTTTAATAGTCCAAAATTAACTTCTGTGGAAGAACAGATTTTAAACAATAGAGATGAAATTTTTATTACGGCAGTAAATTACATAAAATCCAATCCAACTGTAACCGATGCGGAAATTTTACAAATTATTCCAGACACAGGAATAGTTAGAGTTCAACTACTTCTAGGTTCATATATTTTTAATGCTTATAGTAAGGGAATTATACTACATCCGTCTTGGGATTGTCTGAAAGAGCTAATATTAAACAATACAATTGAGGAGTTAAAAAGATTAGAAGTTTAAAATTTAATATTTTTTATATATATGTAAATTCTTTTAGAATCTATTTCCCGATTATTCTCTAGTATAATAAATCCAGTTTCTATAAGGGATTTTTTTTCACAATTGTATTTTTCAAAATTTGTTATATATTCTTTTTTTAAAAGAATTTTAGGCAATGTTACAGTATATTTTTCCTCATTATTAAATAGGGCAATGCACTTTTTTTCAGTATCAAAATATTGAAAACCAATAAATTCAAATTTTTGGAATTCAATTTCCATGAAATATCTCTTATTTAACTTTTATTTCTTGCTCCAAAATAAAATCCTAAAATCATTGTAAGAGAACTATACAGCCATTCTGGAATAGTTATACTTTTCAGCATAAGCAAACCAGAAATTCCTATCAATCCTATGGCCAATAATGCCCTTACAGAGCCTACTGGAAGGAATAAGGGTGGTGCATCTTTTATAAAGATAAAAAGTTTGTCTAAAATAGTTTTTTCTTTAGAAGAGTTATTTTTATTTTCAACTTTTTCTTCATCAATAATTTCATTCATGTTAAAAACCTATCAGAAGAAATTTTACTATTAAAACTATTCTGTTTTTATTTACTTAATTCCTTTCCAAAATCTTTTTTTAATTTAGAAAATACTTCTTCCGTTATTGAAGTTAAATCTTTATTTTCCGGCAAGTATCCATATATTATGTACCAAACATATTCATAAACTGTTTGATATGTTTCCGGATCTCCTAAATGAAATAATTTATGGTGTTTTTTACAAAGCAAAACTACATTTTTAGAATTTATGTATTCTCCAAAAATTCTAGATGTAGCAATTACGTGATGATATTCTCTTCCAAAATCTAAACAACAGGCACATTTGCAATTTTGTCTAATTTTTACTACTTCTTTTATTTCTTTTGGTATTTTTTTTCTTTTCATTTTTAAATTATTAAACACAAATAAAGGTGATACTTCCTATAAGTCGGAATACGATTATATGTAAATAATATTTATAGGACGTGAAAATTCTATGATTGAACTTGATTTCATAAAAGAAATTCCAATAGGAATATATGGAATTTTTTTGTTTTTATATTTGTTTAGTCAGATACTATACTCTATTCTTGAGAAAAACAAACAAAATAAAGTTAAAGATATTATATTAGAAAACTTTCCATTTGTTTCAATATTGGTGCCATTTTACAATGAGGAAGAAAAAGAGTTAGACGAAGCAATACAATCTTTATTGGACTTAGATTATCCAAAGGATAAATACGAAATATTGTTAATGGATGATGGATCTGACAACAATGTTTCTGAATATATTGTCAATAAATATAAAAATGAAATAAAAATATTTTATCAAAAAAATAAAGGTAAAAGAGAAGCACAATATGCCCTAACAAAAGTCAGGGATGATCGTGCCATTTTTTACCTTACAGTTGATAGTGATAGTGTTTTGAATAAGAACTGTTTAAAGGAAATTGTAAAGACAGCAGTTTTATTTCAGTGTGAGGCTGTAACTGGAGGAATTTTAGCGAAAAAACAAAATAATTTTTTAAACAGACTTCTCAGGATACGTTATTGGACAGCAAACTGGCAAGAAAGATTATCTCAAAGTTATTTTAACCAAATTGGATGTTGTTCTGGTCCATGTAGTCTTTGGAATGCTGAAATTTTTGATAAGGTAAGTGACGAATATATATCACAAATGTTTTTAGGGAAAAAATGTACCTATGGTGATGATCGTCATATGACAAATCTTTTCTTAAGAGAAAATTGTAAAATGAAAATGTCAAATATTGCATATTGTTATACAACTACTCCGGAAACTTGGAAAAAATGGATGAAACAACAATTTAGATGGTCCAAATCTTTTTATAGAGAAAGTATTTGGATTACCTTAAACTTAAAAGGAAAAATTTGTTGGTTTTTTATATATCAAAATACTATATCATTTTTGTTACCATTTATCTTACTGTCAAACTTATTTATTTATTTAATATTTTATTCTCCAACAAAATTTGCTATTTTTCTATATTTACTTTCTGTATTTTTATCGGGCTTAATTCGTGGATTATATAGCTTTTTTTGTACTAAAGACCCTACTTATTTTTTGGCTCCAATTTATGGTTTTGTTCACTTTATTATCGTATTTCCAATAAAGATAATGGCCTTGTTTAAACTGAAAGATACAAGTTGGGGGACAAGGTAGTTATATAAAATTTAGAAGTGTAAAAATATATGATTGTACAAAAAAATGCAGTCTTACTTTTAAATGCTGATTATAGTTTTTTAAATACTATAGATATAAAAAAATCTCTTTCTTTATGGGCTCGTGGAAAAGCAAAAATATTAAAATCCGGAAAAAGAATTGTTCATCCAAAGTTAAATATTTCTTTGCCCGAAGTTATGATTTTAATAAATTATGTTCATATACCATATAGGTCTAATCATATCAAACTTTCAAAAGAAACATTAATGTTAAGAGATGGATTTGTTTGTCAATATTCAGGAAGAAGACTTAGAAAATCTGAAATTGAAATAGACCACGTAATTCCTAAATCTCGTGGAGGTAAGGATACTTGGGAAAATCTTGTTGTTTCTTCTTCTGAAATAAATAACTTTAAGGGCAATAAAACCCCAGAAGAGGCTGGAATAAAGTTAATACGAAAACCATTTAGACCTACACTAAAAGATATTATTTCTTATATAAAGAAAGATGAGTGGTGTGAGTATTTAAACGAATAAATATTTTTCATTCGAATAAATTTCTTCTATTATTAGAATTTGTTTTTTTCTATATTGATTCCATATTTTTTTGTTTTCTTTTAAATATTTTTCAAATTCAGAAAAAACATATTCTTTAGAATTTATTAAATAAATAACTTCATCTTTACTAAAAAACATATTTCTCATTAGTCTAACAAATCCTTCATACTCTCCAAAAAAAGCTTTTTTCTCAATTGTCAATTCAAAATATTCTTTTTTTTGATCTTTACTTGAAAGTGATGTTAGTTTTTTATTTTTTTCAAAACAATATTCTGCATAAAATCTATTATTAAATAGCGGATCAAAAACATGAACAATTTCATGGATAATAGTTTTCGTTAATAACATTATTGTATTTGACTTATTAGAAAACATATTCTCAATATCTTCTTGTAATATTTTTGAGTTTTTACCAAATTTACCTAAAATATTTGGTAAATAAATATCTATATAGAAGATGTTGTTTGTTTTTTTAATTGTCGCACAATTGTTATCGCAATTTTTAAAAAAAACTTTAAAAACAACATTTGTTTTTCTTGAACATTTTAAAAACCTTGAAATTCTATATGATAGTGTAAACATTTTTAAATTTTTATTTTTTTTTTCTAGCTTATATTTTATTTTCTCTAAAATACATGATGTTACGTCTTTTGTTAAGGTCCACATATAATCTTTAACGATCATTTATTCCTCAATTTCGCAGGAGAAATTCTTTCCCCTCCATAATATAATTTTTAAATTAGAAATTAAAGATAGCTGACTTGCAAATGGTAAAATATCACTTTCGAACTCAAATGGAACTATAATTAGTTTATATTTTTTTTTATTCTTATTTATGATCTCACTAAAATCAACAAAATATTCATCAAATAACCAATCTATCTTTTTGCTTTTAAAAAACTTTATTAAAGGAAGAGCGTCTTTGATAATAACACAAGGACTTTTTGGAAAATGATATTGAACAAAATGCTCAATTAATATTTTTAAGAAAGAAGAACCTTGCTCTTCGTAAGCAATGTCTAGCTCTTCTTTAGCAATATCTTTATTGTTTGATATGTATAGGTCATAAAGATCATTAACTGATGCGCAAACAGGGGTAAGATTACTCATCTTTTACTCCCCAGAAGTAAGACTATTTATATAGTCAAGCTCCTGTGCAACAAGAATATAAACCATCTCTCTATCGAATCCTTTTTGCTCTAAATTGTCTTTAAAACATTGAAGATATTCGACTTTAGTATTAATATATTCTTCGAAAGAATGTTTGTTTTTCCCTTTTTCTATTTTATTTAAAATTATTTCATTTTCTTTTTTTATTTCAAAAGAAGTTTTTGTATAACTCTTTTCATTTTTTGCTTTTTCGTAAAAAAAGCCAAGCATTTCTTTAGCTAAATTTTCATTAATAAAACATAAAGATTCGTAAATTTCTATAATTTTTTCATTTCCTAAACTAGGAACTATTTGTGTTTTAAATTCTATCCGACTCTGCTCGTCAAAGCCAAACCAAATTGATGGAATGTAAGCAAAATCTTTTTCTAAAAAAAATTCTAGAATTTGTTGAAATTTATTTGAAGGATTCATTTTAGTTCTTCTAATATTTTTTTTCCCGACTCGGTAATTGAGTATACTTTTTTATTTCCAGAAACTTCTAAAACAGTAATATATTCTTCTTTTTTTAAATATTCATTAACACAATCTGGATCTCTTAATTCTTTTGGAGAACTACTAATTTCTTCTAATCTTTTTATTGGGTTTTGAAAAGCAAAGTTACTTGTCATAAGCAGATTTCCTTTTTTATTTTTTCACAAATTATTTTTGAAATATTTTCAAACTCATTATGGTGCAAATGTATTATGTTGTCATTTACTGAAAGATCAATATTCCAAGGCCATTTTGGAACAACCACCAATACATTTTTTCTATTATTTAATACAGGAATTATTGCGTCTGGATCATCTTCAAAATATATGGAATTATCTTCAATTGCTAAATATTTATGTTTAGTATCAACCGTAATAACAGGAGTATCATTCCCCAAAATATCGTGAATAATTTTTTCAACATTTTTTCTAGTTGATCTTGCTGTTATAACAATAACTTCATTCCCAATTCTTTTTTGAAATAGTAAAAAATCATAAATTCCGTCAAAACAATCTGTTTTATATATTCCTCCTAATTCATTTGCAATATAAACCAAATCTTCTGTAAGTTCTTTAGATAAAGAATAACTTTCTATATATGGATCTAATGGTCTTTTATGTTTGTCTTTAAATATAGACTTCCTATAATTTGTTGCATAAGAAATTTTTAAATATTTAATAATAGCCTTCTCATAGCTCACACTGTAATTGTGTAGAACATAATCAAAATCAGTATAGATTTTCATATACATCCTTTATTGTGTAATATTACTTTAGATCTACAATTTTATTTACTGGTAAAACATAAAAATAAATTTTATGATTTTCAATCCAGTCACCATAGTCTCCAGACCTTTCAACCTGACACATTGTTGTTGTAAGGTTTGAGGAAGTAATATTTGACACTATAAAGTTCATGGGATCAAGAACGCTAGACCCTTTTAGGCCAACATCTGAGGATTGTAGTTTTTTATAATTTTCTGTTATTTTATAAGCCAAATTAATTGGCTCATTTTCTTCGTTTAAAATTTTTATTTTTTGTGCAACCTCAATAAGAGCTTCTGAAAAATCCTTCGCCTCAATATGGTAGAAACAATCAGATCTTTGAATTTCACACGGTTCTTGACTCTCGGAAAAAGCTGGCTCAAGTTTAAAAGAACATTCTTCTACAACAAATTTAGAACACTCATCAATTACATGAATTAAAAATTTCATGTTTATTTTTATTCTCCTTTATAATTATACTTTAGTAGGATTATTGTACTCATCAAGATGAAGTTTTTCTTTAAACTTCATTGTATCAGTAAAACTAACATCGTGCAAGTCTGTGGCATCTTTAATTTCTTGTTCTTTGAAAATCAAAGCTTTTTCATAAATATTTCTTGCACCGGCATTAAAAATTTCTATTCGTTCGTCATCATCATTTGCCGATTGAGCCACAGTTAAAAGTTCTTGTAATTTTGGTTCCAAGAACCTAATAACATCTAAAACTATATGTTCACCATTAATTTTACTTGAGGATACTTGATACTCTTCTACTTCTCCCTTTAAACAATCAACATAACTAATGTTTTCATTTTCCGACTTATTCTTACAATAATTTTTAAACTCTTCGTCACTTGACATTAAAAAAGCATCTATAAAAAGCTCATCTAAATTCCATACTAAATCTTTTATTTTTTCAAGAAATACTTCGCCACTCTTCTTGTCTATTATTTTCTCGAAAAGAGGATGTTCCTGAACTGCGAATAGAACATCAAGTTCTCCTGCGGTCAACCTACTTAGGCCATTTTTGTCCATTATCCAAGATGAAATTTTCATTGAATCCAACCTTGTGGATGAATGTTTACTCCACCTTTTTTTAGCCCTTTCTCTTTGTTTTTCACTAAAAGCTCTTTCTCCCAATTCTTCTCTTTCTTTTTTTATTTTTGTTTTTGCTGTTTCACTTTGATAGTCACTATATCCTTCTTTTCCCTTTTCCTTTTTTAATCTTTTATGTCTATCTTTTCCACCATATTCATAGGAGCCTTCTTCTTTTGTTTTCTTTTTGTGTTTATCTTTTTTTACCCATTCTAAATTTTCTTTTGTATCAGTTCCCTTTTTCCATCTAGGAATTTTGTGATCTAACTCATAATGACCCTTGCCTTTTGGTTTGTCAGGAATTTCTTTTGCTTTTATTCTAGGTCTTCCAGATATCTTAGAATATGAACTAATAACTTTTTTTTTACCGCTTTCAGTTAGTTTTAACAAAACACTTAAGCTAGAAGTTGTTGGTGGTATAGATCTATTCACTGGTTCTAAAGTTGTATTTTCTTGAATCCCGTTAGAAACCATTGTTTCTAAAAATTGTTGAAATTCTCCAGTATCTATTTCTTCAGAAGAATACCAATATTCATCTAAAACATCTTTTTCTTTTTGTTCCCAATATTTATCATCTTTTTTTAATAAGTGGGGGTTTGCATAAACATATAAAGGAATAAAGTCTTTTACATGCTCAAGAATGCTAGATACTTTTACACTCTCTTCGTTAACTATGTTTTCTTCTAAATTGTTTGGGTTGTAAACAACGTCTTCCGGCAACGTTGCATCTGCATTTGTGTTATCTGTAACGTCTATTATATTTCTTATATCGTCATCTACAAATAGAACACGTTTTTCGTTTGGAATAAACATACTTTTTGGAAAATCATGTGCAATAACAATCATTTCCTTAAAGTAACCCAATATATTAAATCCCTTTAAAATTTGTATGACTGGCTGATCTTGATATTGAACTCCACTTTTTTCAGAATGACTAATTAAGCCTATCTTTTTATCTTTATAGAATAACCCAGCCAGCATACTACGTACACCATCTTTCAGAACAATTTTTTTACCGTTAGAATCAGTAACAGTGTTTTCTTCAAAAGTAAAAGGCGAATTCATTTCATATGCCTTTTCACCATCCCAAAGTGTTTTATCAGCATCAAATATAAAAACATCATAGTCATCTTGAGTTATTTTTTTATATTTAGATGCATAATAGTTCATACCCATTTCACCAAGAGTTTCAGATATCCTTTCTATAATATTATTGTTTAGTAAAATCCAATTATCAATATTTACATTTGAGTTAAATATAGACTTTAATGCCAATAGAATTTTTGTTTTTTGATTTTTAGAAATATCTATATCTGAATATCTAGGAAGTGCCAGTTGGGCAGCAATTTTTAATTTTTCTTCATTTACATTTTCCGTTAAGCCTATAGAACAATCCAACATCTCTCTTCCTATCTCAGAAAGATATTTGTTGTAAGAATTTATCTCACTAACTACATTTATATTGTGTTCTGGAAGATTTTCTATTTCGTAGTCCCAGTTACTTTCTTTTCCAGCTTTTTTTACTATTCCTTCATGCTGATGAAAATGATTTTCAACATCATGAAAAACCAATCCATATGGTTTGGCATCTACGAAATTTTCATGAGAACTATCGCTGTTATATCTTTTTCTAAGATCTAAAGATTCAGGTTGGTTTATAACACTATATTTTTTTTCGTAATTTTGCATTAAGTTCCAAATATCAGCCACAATTAAAACACTATGTTTTCTTCCAAGTTCCGCCTGCTTTTTAAAACCATCTATGTCTGAAGCTAGGTTTGTAAAAAATTCTTTAGCAGACTCTTTTGTTTTAAATGTAATGTAATTTCTTTGAAGAACTTGACCTATTAAGTCATTTTTAAGTAGGAACGATACCCTATATAGGTTTTCACCCCAAGGAGATAACATAATATCGGCTGTAAGAGGGGAAGAATATTTATCAACAGCGGCCATGGATATTTTTTTATTTTCTTTATCTTCTTCATTTTCAGTATTATAGATATTTATTGTTCCACTATTATTCTGAATATTTATTTCTTGTTTTGACATAAAATTAAATTCTCTTTAAAATGAATCAATATTTACTATAATTCTAATTTTATTCAAATATATCCTTTATAGAGGATATTACAATTTCAGGTCTTACAAAACAGTCTTCGTCAAAATCTTCTTGATGCCATTGGTCAAACTGAAATTTCCTTAAATATTTTCTGTCTTTTACTAAATTAATATTATCCTTATATCCAAAAATATTTGGATCAGATTTTGACCAAATAACAACACCCTTTTTATTTCTATAATTTGCAATATGCTGGAAATAGGAGTCTACAGAAATCCAACTGTCACAATTATCTATTTCAAAACATAATTCTTTAAAGATTTTGTCTAAAATAAATCCACTTATATTATTAAATTTATTTTCTTTAGAAATTCCAACTTGATATATGCTATAGCTTTTAGAAAGTTCGTCTATTACATTTTGCCACCAAGGATAATTCTTAGGATTAGTCTTGTCATTATTTAAAATTGAAGAATATGGCGCTATTAATATTTTTTTCATTATAGATACATCTCCCTGTATGCTTCAACAATACTTCTTTCCCATTTTCTTTTTGCCATCCAAAGATAAATATTATACTGTTCCATATTATTAGTATGTCCACAACCTTCTTCTATTGATATGAGATTAACGCTATTCTTGTAATCTTCAAAAATTTCCAAATGGACAACTGCTATTGTTATTTTTTTATCTTTATATTTTTCTATTATTTCAGGTAAAATATTTAAAAAGGCGACATGATCTCCTTTTCCACCAGTTATATGTATATATTTTTCGTCAGTATCATTATTTAAAAATTTTACTCTATTTAAAAAAATTATTTCATCTTTCACCCAAAAAGATTTATCAGTATGAGATCTAATTCCACCATTTGTATTTTTAAAATGCCAAACCTTAATAGAAGGGTCAATAATTAAATCCCAACCATTTTTAAACATTTCATATGTAAATAGAGTTTCTTCTCTATGACCGACTGGTGATAGATTCATATTATACCCATGATTTCCGGCTTTAACTCTATATAAAAATGTACAATTTAAATGTTCTGTTTTAAATGGATCTTGTTTGTTTATATCATAAACAAACCACTGAGGATTTGGCTTACAGTCAACACAGTCTTCGATTTTTGTATTTAAATTGTTTACATGAGAAAAATTATAACTATCTGGGAATAAAACAAGACTTCCTGCTGCCCCAACATTTTCATCTTTAAAATGTTTTAATAAAGTTTCTAAAACATTTGATTCAGCATAAACGTCATCATCTAATCTCCAAATTAAATCTGTTTTCACCTTTCTTAATGCCATTTCATGATTAAAAACTTGACCATTCCCTCTTGAGTAAACTACTTCCCAAGTTATTCCATTTCTATGGAAAGCATTAAAAAGATTCATATAAACAGATTCTTTTGTTAGATCTCTTTTTTCTCCATCTTCAAATAACATAAAATGATCTGGTTTTACTGTTTGTCCTATAATACTGGCAATAGAAATAGGAAGGGTGTCAAAATACCTGTCCCTTGTTGATATAGTAGCAGTAACCGTTAATTTTTCCGATTTAAAAAACTGATAAACACCTTTTTTGTCACCTATATATAATGGCTCTAAATCAGGATATCTTTCTTTCATTATTTCTGGAGTAAGATCTTCCTGTATATGCTTTTCATATGGATTACCATATAGTTCATCTTGTTTATATTTCCAAGGAACATGAATAAGCCCATTAATAATTCCACTATCTTTTATTTTTTTAATTAGTTTTTTTGAATCTTCAATATTTATATGCTCAAGAACGTCACCTAAAACAACTAAATCATATTTGTTTTTATTAAAATCAAAAGTAACTGCATCTTCGAAATAAACATTGTTATAGATTTCTCTTAAACCATTTTGTATTATATTTGGCTCCCAAACCTCAATTGCATCAACTATCTTATAATTTCTTTTTAAAAGTATTGAATAAATTCCTTCACCAGCACCTATATCTAAAACTTTAAGGTTTTTATCTGGATAATTATTAATTAACCAGCTAATAGAAAGTTCTCTAAAGAAAGGGTAGCTTCCTCCACCGTGATTTTTATCACTCCCATATTTATTTTTTAATAACTGAGAGTTTTTATCAAAAGATTCTTTATATTCTTTTATTTTTTTTACCGTTTCCCCACCCTTATGGTAAATAGGAAAGCCTCCAACAAAAAATCCCTTATCTTGATTAACAAAGAGTTTTTCATTCTTATATGGAACTTCTACTGTTTTATAGTTGCCATTTTGCGCCTTGATACAAAACTCACAATCTTCACCACCACCTAAACCAAACTCTTCATTTAATGGTCCAAACTTATCAAAAGATTCACGACTTATCATAACACAAAAAAATATTAAAAAATCTTTTCCAGAAAAAAAACAATGGTTTAAAACAGGTCCAGTTACAGCTACATTATCTTCTAAAAAAAACGGAAGTTCTAAGTGCTTTATCCATTTGTTTTTTTCTTGATCCAAAAGGATACAATCATCATTAAGAAGTATTAAAAATTCTCCAGAAGAAATAGATACTCCGTGATTTATTGCGGCTGGATATCCTATTGATTTTTTAAGACATTTAAAATCAAAAACAGTAGGATATTCTTTTTTTTTGTTTTTTAAATAATCTAAAGACTCCTGCGGCGCTCCATTTAAAACTACTATAACTTCTATATTTTCTAAATTTGTAAATTTTATAATACTATCTATACATTTTTTCATACCATCACAATTTGTGTAAGAAGGTATTATTATAGAATATTTTTTGTTCATAGTTATTCCCTTAGTAATTTTTTATATAGATTATAATGCTTGTCTGCCGAGCTTTCCCATGTAAATTTTTTACAAACATTATATCCATTTTCTATCATTTTACTTTTTCTATCTTCCGACATATCCTTTAACCCATAAAGAGTTTTTGAAATTCCCTCAGAAGATAAATCTTCTATTTTTATAGCACAGTTTTCTGTAAGATATTCATTCATACCACCAACAAACGAAGCTATCAATGGAGTTCCACAGGCCAAAAATTCAAGACCAACTAATCCAAATGGCTCGTATATACTTGGAAAAATTCCATAATCAGCACTTTTCATACAATTTATCTTATCTTCACCGGATCTAAACCCTATATATTTGACATTTTTTTTAGATTTTAAAACTTCTGACATAAAAACAAATATATCAGGATTTGAACCAATAAACCCTCCCATTATTATCAAGTCCATATACTCCGGTATATCTGCTCTTAATAAGTTTAAGATGTTCTTCATTAAATCTAATCTTCCACAAAATAAAACTTTTATTTTATTATCTCCATCAAGTTCTATCTTTTTAAAATTAAGATTGTTTATGTAGTTAAAGTCTACACCATGATGAATAACATTATATTTGCCATGAATACATGATTTTTTTCCATCTATTTTATTTAAAAATATTCTTTCATTACTTTTTAAAATTGCTAATTGTTCCAATGCTCCAGCATATTTCATTGTTTCTTTTTCAACACTTTTAGCATCAAAAAAATCTTCCTTATATTTAATTAGTTCTTCTGCCATCATAGAAATACTTAACTGTAAACTAAAAACTGTTTTTATGCTATAGTCAAAATAATCTAAAATAGCCAATGTTAATGGAACTGAAGTCCAATCTTGAAAGTGAATTATATCTGGTTTTTGTATATTTCTTAAAGCAGTAGATATAGATAAAGGAACACTATCTAATACAGATATTATTGGATCTGTAGATTTATATAAGGTTGAGTTTTTGCTTATTGATATTATTTTTATTTTATCATATTGTTTAACTTCGTTTACGTTGCAAATACATATTATTTCTATTTCAATGTCATCATATTTGTCTACTAAAGAATGTATTATTTCTTTTACAGAAGATCCTAATCCACCAAAAGAGTGGTAAATATGATCTCCAATTATATATAATATTTTCATATATCAAAAGCGGCGACCTTGTATGTAGTTGTATTAGTCTGAGAAGTTGTTGCTAAATTATAAAACCTTAAATTTAAATCAGGGTTCGTACCAGACATCCATGCAGTTTGTAGTACGATAAAACTTCCAGACATTTCTAAGGCGCCTGTTATTAACCCACCAACAGATCCATAATAAAATCCAAAAAGAGGTCTTCCGGCTGGAAGTGAATTATAACAAAATATTGACTCATCAAGATATACTCCTATTGCATAGGTATAACATTCTTGATATGTGGTTCTTGGGCGCATACAATAAGTATGATCAGTAAAGACCATCATAAATTGACCAAACCTAGTTGCATAGCTGGAAGCAGCAGCATCCAACTCTTTGTCAAATGTTCCGAAATTTATTCCTTGAAAATTAAAAGTAACAATATCGTTTTTTGCCACTTCTGTTGCTGAATCTGAATTTCCGGGACCTATTGTAAGCATTGTATTTAAATCTAAAGATCTGATTGTAGCGTCTGAGGTTGTGTTTGGAAAAAAAGCAATTAAAGCTCTTTTTTTATTAGTTAATCCAGCTAAACTTATTGTATTTGTTATGCCCGTTGTCGCTGAAATTGCAGCACCAGCATTTATTTGAAATGTAGTTATTACAATATTAGTTGAAGATAAAAACGTTACATTTTCTCTATGATAATCGTCTGGAGTAAAAATTCCTCCAGACTCAAATCTAGCCTTAGGAGATCCTCCGGCTGTTATTCCAATACTATCAGCAGCATTATGAAATATACCAGTGTTTGTGTCTGTTGAAAAATAAATAGAGGGAACACCTGAAGTTCCTTCTATAAATTGTGATACTGTTTGTAAATAAATTTTTGAACCAGATAAATTTACATCTCCTACAGCAGACCCTAATGTTGATCCTCCATATAAATTTACATCCCCCCCATCACCATCTCCAAAACTACCATCAAAATAAGTCCCAGCAGTCCCACCAGTTATTGTAATATCACCCCCATTGGCTGTTGATGAGCTTGTAGTTGATCCTCCATGACCACCTGTAATTACTATTCCTGGTGGCAACCCAGAAGCAGTTCCACTTTTACCGCTTACCGTGAGACCGTATAATAATAAAATATCATTTGCATTAGATGCTTCTTTTGAAAATCTTGCAATAGCAACACCGCTTCTGGTTATATTTAAAGAATCAGCAGCAGATGAAAAAATACCTGTATTTAAATCTCCAGTAAACGTATAAGATGGGGTTCCAGATAATCCAGAACCTGCAATATGCAAACCGCTTGTATATTCATAAAAAGAATTTATTATATTATAAGCAGAGTTTTTCGATGGTGCTATTGTTGTTACAGTGCTCCACGAAGATGCATATGCTGTATCTGAAACATTTGCAGTTCCTGAATAACCAGAGATACCTGAATAACCACTATATCCAGATATACCAGAATCTCCTGAAAACCCGGAAATACCAGAATCACCATTACTTCCCGAAAAACCAGAATACCCTGAGTAACCACTTATTCCATTGGTTCCTGAATAACCCGAATCACCATCTATTCCATTAATTCCTGAATAACCAGAGTATCCTGAGTATCCAGAAGATGTATCTTGAGTTTGATTAATAAATCCTAAAGCTAAAAAATAATCAAGTGAATTTACGTTAGACCACTCACCCTCATATCCATATCCATATGAATATCCGTATAATAAAATGTCTCCTTCTGAAAGAGAATATAAACTAATATCATTAATACTGTCTAATGAAGTTATTGTTTCTCCAGAATAGCCGCTATATCCAGAATATCCGCTAGTCCCTTCTGTTCCTACCGTTCCATTTTGACCACTATAACCAGAATAACCAGAATATCCCGAATAACCAGAATCACCGTCTATTCCTACTGTTCCATTTTGACCACTATATCCAGAATAGCCAGAAACTTGATCTATATTTGATGATATAGTTAATGTGTTTAATGTATCGTTATATTCTATTGATATATTATTTCCCTCAACCAAAAGGGAGCTTATTCTATCGTCTATTTTTTCATTAAAATCAGTAATTGATTCTGATGTATGGGTATGATCTGATCTTGAAACATTTGTTGATATTCCATTATTGTCAAAATTTGCTTTTAATATAGCTCCACTATCTACTTTTAATCCATCACCGACAATATATGTTGTTGGTCCTCCCTTTAATGAAGTAGATGAATTTTTTCTTGCACTTGCTAAAGATTCTGATTTTGCTGGAGAAATATTTGAAATTCTATTATTATTTTCATCATATAAATACAAGGTTTCTTCTTGTATAAGTGTATCTAAATTTCTAGACATACTTATTTGTTCTAAAGTTCTTAATTTTTTACCATAAATATTTGGTGCTAATAGGTCTATTCTATCTCCAATATTTTTAATTAAAATATCAAGATCTTTAATATATACATTGTTCTTTCTGGCTTCAATTATTCTTTTTATAGATTTAGACATCTAAAAACAACCCCTAGATAATTAAATCAAAATAGTCTAATGTATTATATTTTATACCATAACCATAGCTATAATTTTTATTAAAAATGTCATCAAAACTATATCCATACCCATAATCAAAGGATATTCTTTCCGTATTTATCATAAGATTTTTTATTAATAAAGTAAGGAATATTTTTGAAGATTGATTTAAAATATCTATAAGGTCTATTTTATTTTGAATAGTTAATTTTTCACCAACACTTTCGTCATTTATCGACCTAATTTCCAAACTACTCCACCCAGTTTCGGGGTTAAATAGAATTGGATTAATTTTTTTTAATATTTCATATGGACCCAAATTAACTAGTATTGTTTCTACAAACTGTCTAATCGCAAAACCACCTACATTGTTAAAGCTTTTAGGTGTTGGGAAAGATAGTACAATATTCCAAAAATCACTTTTTCTATTTAAAATGTCTGATAAGTAAATTGCTAGTGCAATTTTTTCTAGATCTTTTGGTAATCCAAAATTTAAACCAAGATTTGTGTTTAACATTTCAAAAATTATTATCCACCTTTTTTAGATTAAAAGGTTTTTGATGTTTTTTTTTATTCAAATATTCGTATATTTTTTTATTATGTCTAGCATCATCTAAAGCGTTGTGTTCCCCCTCTTCTTGTTCTGGGACACTACTAACATTTAAATCATGTTTTAATTGTTGCAAATCATATGTCCACATTGGAAAACCCTTTGGTAAATCCATCATAGTTCCAAAGAGTTGGCAAAAAACAACCCAATCATAAGATCCATAATTTGTTACAAAAATAGGACTATCGTCTTTTGATATAAATTTCAATATTTCATTGGCTATTTGTTGATTTGATTTTCTATTGTTTTTAGAAACATTTAATTTTGATATTACGTTTTCTTTAACCCAATCAGATGCTGAACTTTCGTCAAATTCATTAGAAACAGAATAATATTCTCTTTCATCGTCAGAGACAATCCCTATCGAAATAAATTGAATTGGTTTTTTGGGTCCGCTTTCTATAAATTCTGTATCAAAAAAATAAATGCTCATATTTTATGCCTTTATTTTATACCAATTATTTTCTGAAATTTTATTTTGTGGCACATACTTTTCTTTTATTTCATTTATCATACTTTCTCTTTCTATATCAGAAATTTCATTTCCCTTTCTGTTTATAAATGGTCTAATTATCTTGAACTTTTCCTCTTTTAACATTTGATCAATAAAAGAGTTTTCCGTATTTTCAGCCCTAGACTCATCATCTGGATCTCCATCTTTTGATGTCATTTTTACAGTATGTTCTGCCTCATGTGCGATAACAGATCCCATCGCAAGTTTTAAAACCTCATCATACATAGTTAAAACCAAATCCCCTAACCCAGAGGATATAGCTCCAGCTTCAACTTGTGACATAAGTTCTTCTGTTGTTGTTGCTATTTTTAATGGATTTACACGAAAGGCTATTGCACCTTTATTGAATTCCTCTTCTAATTTTTTTATAATTTCAATAGCATCTGATTCCTTTATTTCGTCAGGATACCCGCTTAATTCATTTATTATTTTTATCTTTGCTAGTTTTGATTGTAGCTCAGTTTCAACTATTCCATATGGTCCTGATTCACCAGAACTCATTATATATATAGTTTTATTTAAAACAGGAGCAAACTTACTAGCATCGTTTATTGCTTCATTTACAATTTTAGAGTCGAAATTATTTTCTAATTTTGCAGAATCATTAATTGGTCCGTATTCTGTTTTTGTTAAATCATCATTTCCAGTAATATGGTTTATTAATTCTTGCTTACTTACCATATTTTCTTGATATTGAGATTCTTTTTTAAAAATAAAATTTCTTGCTTGTTTCTCCAAATCATCATCTAGTTCTTCTCTATATATTTTTATTGCAATTTCAGGATCTTTTAAAAAGGTTTTTTTGATATAATTAAATTCTATTTCATCTTCTTCCGTGTCTCCCAAATTTCTTTTAATTTCTTCCCAATTTGGATTTTCAGAATTTAATTGTTCGTAAATATTAAATAACCAATTTTCTAGAGAATCACAACATGATTTAAATGACTTTTTAATTCTAAAATTAGATTCTGAAAATATTTCGTTTCCATTATTTTTTAACATTTCATTCTTCATTATTTTATCTTTATTTTCCAACCAAATTGCTTGAAGCTGTTCTCCAGAAAGATCCTTTGTATAAAAATTATTAGACCATTCTCTTCCAACATATTGTTCTAATAGCTTAATTATTGTTTCTGGATCATCTGGAGAAACTACAGTATTTATATCAATAAAATCTTGCATTAAACAATCTCTTGAGAAATAGTAGAAGGATCTGGATGTCTTGTTTCGTCTAATGTTGGAGGTGCGCTTGTCATATTAATAAAATCTGAGGCAACAGAAACTAACCTTATTGCTTCTGCATTAAATCCATTAGAAAGTAAAAAATCTAACGCTTCTAATGCCTGTTGAGCAACCCCCTCATCAATACCGCCAGCTTGGGCTGCAAATTCCCTAATTCTTAATTGATCTTCAGAAATAGTATTAGATTGAGACCTTTTAAACATTAAAAGATTTTTCCTATCTCCATCACTTAGTATTTTTAGCCCCATTATATTTGATGATAAAAATGGTTTATCTTGGGTGTTTGATATATTCATATCCGGGGAATCTCCTTATGTTTCTTTCTTTATTTTTCAAATATGTTACTTCAGAATTTGTATTGTAATAACCCGATTTTGCTTTATCTAAAATATCTAGTTTTTTTTCAAGATATTGTGATCTTTCACGTTTTTTCCTTCTTAAATAAGCTTTATGATTTTCTCTTTCGTTCATTAATCTTTGAATCATTCCTGAAGGAGCTTTTTGTGCTAAAGGTATTATTTTTGTTCCAAACATTTTTTGTTTAATTATAGAATCTATTTCTGATTGTTTCGGAAGAAATTTTATAATTCCAATTTTATCAAATTCTTCGTATGCTATTTCTGGATTATATTCAAATGCCTTTTCCACTGTGCTCTGAACCATTTTACTATTTGGATGTGCTTGTAACCAATATATAAGTGCTGGTAAGTTTTTTTTAACTGCTAAATCATATTCAGAATCAGACTTTAAACCAAATTGTGCCTTAAACCTAACTCCTCTTAATATGTTTTTAGGATTAACAGCAAATCCTTTCATTGGAGAAAGCGGAGTTCTTAAAATTTTATTTTCAATATCATGAATAGCCATTTCTGTTAAATCAAAAATTCTTAATGATTTTGGATCTAAAAGCAATGTGTTTATTGTAAAGTCCCTAGAAAAAACATCTTTATTAATTGGTGTTGGTTCTATTTTTTTTAAAAACAACTCATCAACAATATGAGGAACATTATAGTATGCATTATGAAACTCTACTTTCCTTCCACTTTCTAATGTAATTAAAGCGGTTCCACTACTTTCATAAATAATTGGATCTGGAAGTCCATATTTTGCAGCAACAAAGAAAGCAAGATCAAATGCATTTCCATTTTTTTCTGTTACATCTAAATCAGTTTCCTCATCTACTCCAAAATCAAAAACAATATCTCTAGGAAATCCACCAACAACATATAATGTCATTTTTAATTCATCACATACAGAGATAATTAAATCAAGATCATTTTTTATATTTTTAGGAATCTCTATCATCAAAGATAACCTCATATTCTTTTATATTAATTCTATCCCCAACCTTTATGTCCATTTCCATTGGAACCATATGGTGAGATTCTACGACATATCTTATATTAAAATTACTAGAATAAACTGGGTTAAGTTGATTTTCTTTTAAATAGGAAATTTGTTTTACATTAAAATTTTCATCACAAAACAAAAGAGATATTGGAAAAGAAACATTCTTATTCCAAAAATTATATCTGCCAGATTTTTTAAAATCAAATAAGGCACATTCGTTTTTTTTTAAAGGAGGTTTACACATTAACCCTAACTCTCTAGTTAGGGAAGTGTTTGCCAACAATGTGATCTTAAGTTTTTTCATATTATTTTCTATTATTTAACTCTCTTAAAACTTTAGTAGCAAAGTCTTTAATCTTATGAACTGGAACTGTTGACATTTTGCTTCCAGAAATAACTATATTATGAGAGTTGTCAGTAACCTTTTTTGCAAGATGCAATACTTTAATAAGATCTTCATCAGAATAATCAGACAATGATTTTTCTGTCCCATCTAATTTCTTAGTTGAGATTTTATAATCTTCTATTACTATTGGTTTTATGTTTTTTTTCGCAAATATTTTTTTGTCTATATTTATATATCTTGCACCAAACTTTTGGCTATCATTTACTTTTGCTAAAACATAATCTCCAAAATCATAACTATTTTTTGATATCATTTTTTTAGAAGCTTTTTTTGTTATAGAAAACTTTTCATCGTTTAAAATTGCATCACGAAGAAGTTTTGATCCCCTATCAGTTAATTGATATTTATCCCCTATCCCATTAAGAAAACCTTTAGTTTTCAATATATCTAAAGAGTTTTTATCAATATTACTTCCTATTTGAATAATATTGTCTCCAATAGAAGAAGAGTGAAGCCAAATATCTTTTAAGGCTTTCTTCTCTTCAATATTGCTTTCTTTTGTTCCAAATAAATGTTCTATAATTGGAAAAAGATTAAAAAAATCTTGTGCAATAGTAGGGTTTTTCATTTCTTCAGCGAAAGTAAGTGTTTCTTCACTGTTCTTTCTTATTGGTAAGGGACTCATTTTTTTTCTCCGGTTAGCGTGGAAGTCCACCAGTAAATTGTTTTGAAATATCTGTTGGCGGTGATAATGGATCTGTAAAATTTGTAATATTTTTTATCCATTTTCCTTTTTTGCCATTTATATAAGAATCAAATTTAGAAAAATTCTTCATAAAAGAGTCTTTAGGAACAATCAAATCTCCATTTTCTCTCTTTACTTCAAGTCCTTGATTCTTTAATTGATTTTCCATTTCTAGAATATCTTCTTCTCTAAGATTATTGATCACCTCATTCGTATATCCTTTCTCTCTTAAATAATTAGATATTTTTAACTCTAATTGTTCTTGTGCAATTTTATACCAAGTAAAGTTTTTTGATTTCATTTTTTTATGGTCTTGTTAGATTTGTCATAAAACTAGATCTGTCAGCAATATAATCAGCCCAACTCATAACCCTATATCTCATATCTGAATCTAATCCACTTCCTGTGTTTTCCTGTCCATACCAACCTTCAGTGCCGGGGTTTCTGTTATGAGGCCAAGATCCGTCTGCTTTGTTTTTGTTTCTATTTTTTTCTGGATTATACCTTGGTTGTTTTTTTACTCTTCCTCTTTCTGTATACACATTAGAAGGTTGTATTGCCTCTCCACTATCTCCATCTACTTTAACTCTAACAAACTCAACCCCACCAGAAGGTTTCTTTTTTTTAATAATTTTATATTTAAAATTCTTTTTTTGTTTTTGATGGTCAAATTCTTCTCGAAAACCATCCTCTATTCTATTCCATGGAATAACTCTTTCATCATCACTTAGATCCAATCTACCCCAAGGCTGATTTGCAGGATTAATTCCAGAAAGATTTGGATTAGAAATACTAGCAGATTCTTTTACAAAACCTTCATTTCTAGCTCTTTTTTTCCTAACACGAGATTTTTTATTTTTATATACTTTTCTTTTATATGGATCATTGGTATTGTGACAGTTATTGCATCTATAAATCTCTTCGCCTGAATCCAAAAACCTTCCCTGAAATTCAAAATTTTCCAACTTGCTTTTACAGATTGGACAAATTTCAGGACGAACAACGGTTGATGTTGGATTTTCTGGTTGTTTTATATCTTGAGGAAGATATTCAGAATCAAAATTTCTAATTTTTGTATCCTGAATAAAATTACCACCTAAACCATCACTTCCAATAAATTCTTGCGCTAACTTATATTTCCACATACCATTACCTCTCTTTTGTTATACCTTAATTCTAATAAAAGCAAGGAAAGACCTTGTAAAAAAAAAATACCCTCTTACCAAATAAGATAAGAGGGTTCGTTGTGTATATTGTTGTTTTTTTAAATAGAATCTAAAATTTTCTTAGATCTATTCTTACCTAATATCTCTACTACTTTACTTTCATTTATAGGTAATTTTAAATCCTTTTCATTCTTTATGTTGTTGTCATAAAGTTTTTTAGCAAAAGCCCTGCCTATTCCATCTATCTTTACTAAATCAATCATTTCAATACCAACACCATATTTCAACCTAGATCCCAATATATCCCATTCATTGCCCCAACCAAACCCGTCGCACTTTCCAGCACCGTTTACATGTTTTCCTATCTGATCGTCAATTTGCTTCATTGTTTGTATTATTCTTTCACAATCTTTTGTTATGTTGTAACTTATTGACATAAGTTCTGGACTAGAATCTTCTCCATTTAATATTTCAGAAAAAGCTGCAACATATTTTAGATGAGGATTTGTAAGAGGATCTTTTCCTAATCTAACTCCAATTTGCTTTACAGATTCACAATCAGCTTCTCTCTTCGATATATAGATTGCGTTTGATGGCGCTTGAAAATCCTTTTCACCGTCAGTTCCTTTGAACCAAGTTTTTCCCCACTGAAAGCACTCGGCAAATGCACTAGCAACATTTAGATTTATTATAGTAGAAACATCTGGTTTTGAACAGTTTTTAGGAGGGTTTATATACTTTATTCTAGAAAAGTTTTTAAACCAATCAGAAACATCAAGTGGCGACATATACATTCTTGCTGTAATTTCACCAAGTTTTGTTTGTACATACTCTCCTGTATTTTTATCTACCTTAATCATTCCTCTTCCACAAAGATTGTCTAAAACTTTTTGTGCATTTTGTTGGTTTATTTGAGAGTTTTGAATTGAAGCTAATGTTTTGTTATACCATTTCAATAAATCGTTACAGTTTTTTATATTGCCATTAACGATGTAAGATAATATATGAAAACAAAGAGTATTCACATCGTTTAATGTAGAAAGTACTTTATATCCTTTGAAAATTCTTTCTTCTTCTTGATTTTTTTTTCTTTTCTCACATAAAATAATTGCGTCTCCTTCAGATGAATAACCAGCCCTTCCTGCTCTGCCCATAGATTGATGAATATTTGCTGGCTCCATCGGAGTTAAGCCAAAAGCTGTGTGAGAAATAATAACATATCTAGCAGGTGTGTTACAATTATGAACAAGTATGTTGTTTGCATAATAATGTCTATATTCTTCAGAAACAGGATCTTGTATATCTAGATCGTAAACCTTTGTTTTTAATTTATATTTTTCAATGTTTTTTATTTTATATTTTTCAATCATTTTATTTTGTTTTTTAATATTGAATTCTTTATCAGGGATAAAATTACAATTTTCTATTAAATACTTACATAGTTGTGTTTTGTTGTCAGTAGGTGCATTAATAATAAAGTCTTTTGTTTTATAGTGCTTTCTTTTTCTTCCCATAAACTTTTTTTCTTCAATATCAAAAATACAGTTTAGATAATTATTTCTTATTGGAAGACGTTTTAATTTATTATCTTTTAATACTTCAGTAAGCATTATTGGCAAATTTGAAGCTTTGTTTATAAAATCAATCATAAATGTATGTGATCTTTTTGAATGAAAGAAACCAAAGTTAAAATAAGAATTATCTTTTTTTAATCTTTTAAAAGAACCATAATACCTTCTTTTTAATTTATCAATTTTTTCTTTATGAAACATATATTTCATAATATTTTCATAGAAAAATTCTATTGCTTTTCTAGATCCAAAATAAAGTTCATAACATGTTTTTTTACTATTAATTATGTGTCCGTTATATTTTTGTTGTTGTGCTTTTCTACATCTTATTTTTGAAGGTATAGAAAATCTTCTCATTGCCAAAACAAAAAAATTAATTAAATGATATGAAGTATTATAGAAACATATTTTATTATCTTCTATACCTCCATCTGTATCTATAAGTCCAGCTAAAATAGAAAACAGGATCTCTTCTTCACTATAAATCAAATTATAATCTATTTTTTTAGCAGAATTTTCTACATACGAAATGTTTTCTGATAGAAAACTTATAAATTCTTTACCTTTCGATAAAGTTATTTGATAAGTTCCGTATGAATTCTGACTTATATTTGGATATATATTTATTTTTTTAGCTAAATTATAAATATTTTCTCTATATATTTTATTTTCACAAACTATTACCGGATGATACTTTCTATTATTTTCTGAAAACCAACCATCTCCAGAAATAGCACCTATAAAATACGCCTGTTCTATATTAATATTTTTTTGTTCTTTTTTTGGTAAATAACTATTGTTTACAAATAAGTAATCTTTGGTATTTAATTCACATACCTCTTTGTGTTTGTTTCCAACCACAGGAATAACATGTTCACCTGTACACTCTACTGAAAGTCCATTATCTAATGTAATTCTATATATTTCATATTCCTTTTCTTCATGTTCAAGCAACATAACAGATTTTTTAACATTATCTGTTATATCTTCAGAAACAACTCCTGAGCTTATTACTAAATCGTCTTTATTTATATTTTCAATACTTTTTATTTTGTTTTCAAGAATAATTTGTGTATTTGGTGTTAAACATCCCCAAGCAAGAGTTGTTGTTGAAACTAAAACTTTTATTGTTCCATCTTTAAAGTCTTTTTCTATTTTTTTTCTAGACTCACGATCTTCATCTGCATTATGAAAATAAGTTTTTATATTAATAAGATTTAATTGTTTAGATAATTTATGACCAAAATCTTTAGAACCAACAAAAACAAGAACTGATTCTTTTTCATATTTTTGTATTTCTCTAATTGCTGTTTGCAGTCTATTTACTTCCTTTTCAGCATAAGACGCTCCCCTACCACCCTTATTTGTATCTTCAATTAAAGACCATTTTATGTTTAATTTACATGGTCTATAGTTGCTTAATAGGTAAACAGCTTTTTTACCAGTAAGATGTTCTAACCAAGCCTTAAAATCTTCTGCATTTGGAATTGTTGCACTAACAAACAATGCTCTTGCATTTAAATCGTTTTCAAAGTATTGTATAAGACCAACTTCAAGAGCGTCTCCCCTTTCCCTCATTCCAATTAAATGTATTTCATCTCCAATAAAAACAGTATTTTTTAGCCAATCATGTTGTGAATAAAACCTACATTTAGAATTAAACATTTCTGGGGTTAATATTATTATATTTGCTAACAATAATCTTTTCTTTTTTTCTTCAGTAAGTTCAAAATCTCCAGTTTGAATTTCTACTTTATATTTAGAAAAAGTATGAGATGGGTTTGTCCACTCTTCAAATTTTTCATCAGCCAAAGCCTTCATTGGGGCAATATAAAGTGCTCTTTTCCCATGATTTATAATGGCTTCTGAAATAAAATATTCAATACAAATAGTTTTACCACTTGATGTTGGCGCTGCAAGAACTATATTTGTATCATAGTCTTCCAAATATGGAACAAAATCACTTTGAACAGGATTTAAAAATTCAAAAGGAAAATTTAAATATTTTTTTAAATGTTCTGATTTAATGCAAGGGTATGGGGAGTTATGACTCCCCATAGGCTGAACCATTTCTACAGGATAACTTTTAGGCATTTATGTTCCTTGTAATAAATTAACCACAAAAAGAATTGTAGTTTTTTCTTCCAAATAAATCTTTAGGTTTTTCGTTAAAAAACTTCTCAAATAAGGAATCTGGATTAATAGTTTTTGCTATAGCTACCATATCTTCATGATCACGGCTAAGAAATATTTCTCCCGTTTTGAGATTAATAACTATATCTGTTTCTATATATTTTTGTTCTTCATTTTTTTCCAAGTTTTTGTCTTTCTTTTTCAGCCTCAGAATCTGATTGATGCTGAAATTTCTCAGCTTTTTCTTTTATCTCTTCAACCTTAGATCCCATTTCTTTTGAAAGTTGATCAAGTGTTTCTTTGCAACCTTTGCCTTTAAATCCAATGGCTTCAGTTGTCATTTGTCCTGTCTTTAAATCAATTCTAAATTCTATTTCTCTTAGTTGTGACATATTAAAGGTATCCCTTAAATGAATTTTCTTACACGAACAACAACAACATCTTCTTCTACACTATTTTTAGCAACAGACCATCCAAGCTTTTTTGCTGCTTTTATAGCTTGTATTTTCTTAAAATGAGCATGAACTTTTGTTTTTAGTTCTTGAAATTTTAAGTTATTTGCATTTCTATCAGTATGTAAATCTACAGAAAATTCAACATTTTCTCCATGCTTTCTTACATATACAACTGGAGCACCATATGTTTTAATTCCATGTCCAGTAATATTAATTTGTCCTGAAATAATTTTAGCTTGAAGTCCAGCATCAACACAAGCCTCTACTATTGTATCAAAATCATCTGAAGACATTTCAACAGTTTCTCTTCGCCATTCACTCATATTAAATATTCCTTATTTAAATTTCTATTCCAAAAAAACATTCACAGTCATCTTCGTCATCATTTGCTCTTACTGTTTTTTGATCTTTTAAGACATCGTTTTCGCTAATAAGTTTTAGTCCTTCTTCAATTCCTCTTTTTTTTATAAGTTTTAAATCTTCTTGAAAAAATGAGTTTAACTTTGGATTTTCCAAACAAATCAATCTTTCCCCATATGTATTGATTATGTGAGTTGCAATCTCGGTATCAGTTAAGTTTCCATACTGCCTACACCAGTCAATCATTCCACTGTAAGCGTATCTTTCTTGTTGCATTTCATTTCTACAATTTGATTTTATATCCATGTGCATATGATATAGCTCATGCACTAATGTTGCCCTAACTCTAAGAAATTTCCATTCTTTTTCACTAAATCTTTTTGGTCTTTCAAGTAAAAATTCCATCCCTTTCTTGTGGTATATGTCAGTTATATAGAATATTTCTTTAGTATCAAGGTAATAAAAGGCCATGCACGAAAGATACATTTTAGGAGCTTCTAAGTATATTTCTCTCTCTAAAATATCTATTGCTTCAATGGCTTTTTTTGAACAAAATTTTTCAGTATCACTAACAGCATTATTAGTTATTGAGTATATATTTGATTTTAATATGCTTGAACAATTTGTTTTTAATGAAACGTAATTTAGAAGTTCTTTTAAGTGAGGTGACTCATTCATCTTTCTAGTTTCTGAATGTTCTCTTAGCTCAGAAAGAACTGTCGTTGAAATTTTTTTGTGTGTTTTTCTATACTTTAAAGATCTTTCGATATTTGCTACATGCTCAGTTAGAGAGTTTGTCATCCAATAATTTTCCCAATATTTCTTTTTTTATTTCCAAATCGAATTCCTCACCATAACCATACGTGGTTTGACTTAAAACGGTAATGGCCATCTTTCGACTACATTCTTTAAGCGCAAAAACTGTTTTTTCAATAGTTTTGGCCACACTTTCATCGGAAATTTTAGAAGAAGTTCTTACTGGGCTTTTCTTCATTCTTATTTTTATTTGATTCTCAATTTTATTATCTTGAGAAAATTCAGGACTAGCTACTGGCTCTCTTTTTTTTGTAACGAATTCGTTGTCAAAAGACATCAGTCTTTCTTTTATTTTTCTTGTATTTTCTTTAAATTCTTCCTTAAGTTCTCTTAATTCTGGTGTAATTTTCTTTAAAGAACCATATTCTTTTTCAAATCTTTTCGATAGATTGTATAGTCTATTTATCAGACTTATTATTCTATATGGTCTTAATGTTATTTTCTTTGACCCAGACATCATAGGATGAATAAAAAGACATACATTTTTAAAAGAAATATCATCATCTACTTTTAAAAATTTATCTAAAAGATCTATTATTGAAACCAAATGTTCTGAAGTTTCTGGATCATGTAGTTTTGACTCTTTTATTAGTCCAATATAATCTTCACTTGTTGATTTTTTTATTATATTGTCCCATTCGGAAAAAAGACTAATTTTAGACTCTCTATCCAAATTATAAACTATTTTCATTAAATTAAATTTTATTGTATTTGATTGCATTGTCATCAAGAAACTCCATTAACTTCGAAGAGGGTATTGCTGCATTTAGCCCTGAAATATCCTTACCTCTAGAAACTATTGCAGCAGCCATTCCGACTATAGCACCTTTTTCTCTACAAACAACTGGACCCCCACTTGATCCGGGAGATATGTCTGCTGAAACAAAAATATAACTAGAGCCACCCTCCTCAACAACATATTCTCTGTTTGAAGAAATAATTCCATCAGATATTAAATTTTCAAATCCAAGAGGTGTTCCAACAATTATTATCTCATCTCCAGATTTAGTTTCTTGTGAATGAAATGAAAGATAGTTTTCAGAATTATAGTCTTCTTCAATTATTAATAAGGCTATATCCATTTCAGAATCAAATGCATAAATTTTAGAAAAATATTTCCTATTATTAATTTTTATATTTACAACTGGAGTATCAGTATTCCCAGATGGAGAAACGACGTGGAAGCATGTTAATACCATATTTTCATTGACAAAAAATCCACTTCCAATTTCAGACAATTCTCCATCAGTTGAATTTATTGTAACAGAAGAGTTTAATACTTTTTTAAAAAAATTATCTTCAGATTTTTTTGGTTTTTCAAAATTGTTATTTTGATTTAATTCTGTCTCTAATCCTGTTTTTTTAACCTTCCTAGAAGGTTGATTTATTTTTTCTTTGTTTACGTCATAAAATTTTTTTCTAAAATGTTCTTCTTTCCAGTAAGGAAGTTTAGGTCCTTCCATTCCCCACTGGGCATATTTTTGAGGGAAATTTTCATTTCCCTCTACTAAGCTTAATTGTTTATTTGAGTTTATAGAAGAGATTTTTTTATTGTTTTCCTTTCTTTTTTTTCTCTTTCTCTTTTTCTCTTTTAACAATTCAAGTCTTTCCTCAATACTTGGAGCCTCATTTGACTCACTAAAATAATCATTTGCGTGGCTTTGACCAGAACTTGGCTCAAACAATCCGAAACGGGAATCTCCACCCAAATTACCATAAGGTTGAGTTCTAACTTTGCTGCTTAGTTCTCCAGCACCAAAAGGCTCCGCTCCAAATGGAGAAGCCTTTTTGTGCCAGTTTTTATTTTTTTTTAACTCACCAGCCATTTTTCAACGTTTCCATTTTCTCTAATATGTCAGCAATAATTGGCTCTCTAACAATATGCTCTTTTGTAAACTGATGATATCCAACAAAACTTAATGAAGATAAACCCTTTGCAATATAATCAAAACAACATCCCTGTTTTAGGTCTGTTTGTGAACTATCTCCTGTAAGAACTATTTTTGTTCCTTCTCCAATTCTAGAAAGCAACATTTTTATTTGATCATAATTTATATTCTGACATTCATCGGCTGCTATAAAACTATTTTTAAAATTACGTCCACGCATAAATGCAAGTGGACAAACTTCAATTGTTTTTTGTGCTAAATGTTGTTGAATTTCTCTTTCACTTAAATAATCTCCAATAAGATCTAACAATGGAACCAAATATGGATGTACCTTTTCCTGTAATGAACCTGGTAAAAAACCCATTTTTTCACCAGCCGCTTCAATCATAGGTCTTGTTAATATTATTTTTCCTATTTCTCCCTTATACAATGAATCTAAAGCATACATCACTGTAAGAAAAGACTTGGCTGATCCCGCTGGACCACTTAAAAAGGTAATTCTTTTTTCTCCAATTATATCATAAGCCTCTTTTTGAGATTCATTTTTAAATTTAACTAATTTCCTTATATTGTAATGTCCTGTTTTTGTATCACTTTTTTGTTCTTCAACATTTTTTTGATTTCTTCTAGACATAACATCCCCTTAATTTAGTTAGATTTATTTTTCTTTTTCAACATCTATTTTATTTTCAAGACTCTTGTCATCTTTTCTTGCATCTTCTAAATTATAAACTTCATGCCATATTGGTTGAATATTTTTCTTTTTATGTCCTCTAATACTTTCATTGTTTTCTTTTTCTTCTCTATGTCCACCATCCTTACCCTTTTCTAAAAACTGTTCTTCTTGAACCGGAAGCTTCTTATTGGTTCTTCTTTGTTCTAACTGTTTTTCATATAGCTTCCTTTGTTCTCCCCTATTATCCTTAAGGTTTGAATGTGAGCTTTCATCAAACTGTCTATTTGTGAGCATTGTTATATCTTTATCATTTTCCCATCTAGATGGAATTTTATCATTAAGACTTAACAGTTCTTCTATTGTTTTAGAAATAGAATCTTCTGAGTTTGAAATTTTTAAATCTTTAATGTTGATTTGAAATTTGTTAAAATCCATTTTATCTAGCTCCTGTTCTGGCTACTCTTAATTTTGGAAGTCCTATAACCCCATCTCTTCCGAGTGTCATAGCATAGCAAACTCCGCATAAACAGTCACAAAGATCATCATCTGGATAATCTTTTGAATCAGGATTTTTTACAATTGATGGATCTTTTTTACTGTGATCTATAATTATATTTTTTAATTCACCCTGAAGTTCAACGTCGTCACTACATAATTCTATTCTATTGGACATAAACAAATTCCTTGTGTTAGAATAAATATTAAACTTTTGTCTTCCGGCAAATCTTAATTCTAACAGGCTAGAACATTTATATTGAATTTTTTTTCTTTGCTCTCTCGTAAATATTCCGTCAAAAGAAGTACAAACAATATTAAATCTATAAAATAGTGGCAAAATATATTCATCTACTATAAAATCAGGATCTAGCGCAACACCACCCTTTGGCTTTATAAAATAGGAGTAATCTTCTACACAATACTCTATTTTTTGCCTTATTTCACTGTCAAATCTATTTTCAGAATGGGCCAATAAAAAAGCATACCTGTCAGAAGTTTCAGCAGCATCTATGTGTAAATAATATTGGTATGCTGGATTTCCTTTGGATTGCATCACCCTTCCCCTTTCCATTGACAAATCAACTTTTTCGGGAGGGAAGTATAAAGAGTTTACTCTTCTTAAAAATCGAGCACCGTATTCAGTTGCAGCGGATTCAGGGTCTTGTCTAAATTCAGATTCGAGAATACTCTTAGGAACACGAGGATTAATATTCCAAGTTGGAACTTGAAACATTAGTATTGTAGGTTCAACCTTTCCATCTAGGTAAAGATCATAAAACTTACCACTAGGAGTATATGGTGATGAAAGAACAATTTGTCTACCATCTCCAAGCATTTTATAGGTTGCAGAGGACCTAGAAAGAGCACTATATACCTCTTTCCCTGATCCTGATCCATTTGTCTCCACAAAGTGTGCCATTTCGTCATATATAACACAATTATGGTTTAAGATTCCATCGGCAAAAAAAGATTTATCTTTATCGTTTTCAAAAGAAAAATCATAAACAAAATCGCTTTTAATAAAATCACTTTTAATAAATTTTACAAATTTAAATTTATTATTTAATTCAAATTCTTTTTTTGATTCATCAGATAGTAAGTGTAATATTTCTTTTATTAAATTAAAATTATTTCTAGACATTCCATTTTGTTTTTTATTTAATAAATCTCTTATTGAGGAAAGTAAATTATTTCTACTTTTTTTATCTAAAATAAACTTATTTAAAATTATTATGTTTTTAACATCAATAAGAAAGCTATCAGTTAACTTAATACTTTCATATCTTGTATACTTATTCTTAAATTCAAATTTACTATAATTATTTCTTCTTGATGAGAAAAAACCAATTGTATTGTAATATTTTTTGGCGAAAAAATTATACATGGTAACTCTATAAAAATCATTTCCAGATTTTATTTTTTTACAACTTATATTGTTATTTATATCCAATTCATTTAAAAGAAATGATACATCTAATGCCAGCCTTTTCGATATAGTACAATATTGTATGTTTTTTTTCCCTTGAATCCCATCCCCCTCAAACAATGATTTTAGAAATGAAATTATAGTTTCTTTCTTTGATTTAAAAATACATGCAGGTATTATTTTACTTTTTGATAATTTATTTTCGAGTCCAATTGTTTTAGAAAGAAAATATTTTATTTTATCATTGGCAAAATCACAAATATATGCTGTTTTATAGGTTGGTTTAGATGGATCTCTTTTCCTTGTTTTAATTTCAATATCAATATTAAATATTTTTTTTATTTTATTACAATAATCTTTCGCAACATCAAAATCTGTAGTTATAAATTTTATTGAATTTTTAATACTATAGTTTCCTTCAGATATTAGATATCCAAGTATTGAAGCCAAATCATTATCACATTCTTTTGGAAAAGTAATATATGTATCTCTTATTCTATTTTTATAAAAACTTGTATTTTCTTTACCAAATTTCTCAGTATATTCTTTATATGAAATTCCATGACTTTTAATATGGTTATTTGTTATCTGAACATATTTATTTCCACATATTTTACATGTTTCATTTTTCTCATGGTTACTTGTAAAATGTGGAAGGTTTTCTTTAAATTCTTCTGAAAATATAAAATTATCTAAAGAAAATTTACCACAATTAGATGATTTTACTATTGTTGAATTTTCATTTAGATCTTTAACAGTTTTTTCAACTATATTATTTCCTTCTTTAACAAATATTTTATGATCTTTTGTGCAAGAAAGAATTGTTCCATCGGAAAATTTGTAATCATAAATATTGTCTATTCTTTTTATAAAATTTGTAGTTTCATGTATTCCGTTGGCTCCATATAATTTTTCTTTCAATGAGTACGTTCCAACGTCTATATTTTTCAAACCATCTTCAATTCTAAAATATCCATTTTCACCACATATTAAGGAATTACCGTCTAAACAAATCGCACTTTTACCCCTCAATCCTGCTGAGTTAGAAGATCCACTCTTCAAAACAATAGACCCAATCATATGATCTTCAGCAAACTCAGTATTAAAACCAGCCAAATCCTTGTTTGTTAATATGTGTAATTCGTCCTGTGTGTTTTTGCCAATTCTACCATCAAATGCGGGACATTTCCTTATAAATCTTTTTACTTCGGTAAAGATAATGCTTTCAGCCTGTTCGGCAGAAGTTGCTGTATTTATTATATAAATTGGTGAATTTATTTTATAGAATTCTTGTGGATCTTTCAACATAAGAAGCTTGTATGCTTCGTATGAAGAAATTAGTGCTGAGAGATATGACTTTCCAGATCTTCTACCAAGAACAAGTATTAAATCTAAAAACCAAAGAGGGCTAAATGTTTTTTCTTCTTCCGGAACAAATTCTCCCTTTATTTCCCTCTCATATATGTCTTTTCTTTTACTATATTCTTTCTTTCGCCTTTCTTCATTTGAGTATTTTTCATGCCACTTTATTTTTGAATCTTCACCGTAAGTAATCCAAGTTTGTTCTATATCAAAAGAATTTATTATTTTTAAGTCATTATCGTCTATTTTTAAATCTTCATTAAATCTGCTTCCTGCATAAAAAAACTTTACAATGACCCTTTGCCCAGCACTAAGAGATTCTTTTAAAAGTTTTTCAGAAAAGTCTATGATATTTAATGGACTATTGTAGTCCATTGCTTTTTCTTTTTGAACTTGTCTTACACTTATTTTTAAAAGTTCTTCAATGTTTATTTGTTCTTCCCTTCTTTTAGCCATTAGCTTTCATCGCCACCTAAAGTTCTTGTTATAAGATCTTCTAATCTTTTTTGAGCATCTGGCATATCACTAAATTGAGCTAAAACTTGCTTTAAATATCCAGTAATAATACCTTGAACTTGCTGTTTTTGCTCTTCTGGTGTTTTCCCATACCCTATTAAATTCATTTCCATTTCATGAAGATCTTTAAATGCCTTAGAAAGCTTCACAAAAGTTTCACTCATATCTCTTAGACTTTTTTTATCTTCTGCAAGTTTAATATTTTCTGGTTTTGCAGTATATACGTCAGTTATTAATTCAAACAACATTTCCTTTATCAAAGGAATTCTTGCAACATTTACCTTTGATTTTTCCTTTACTCTTTCTTCTAAATCATTTAGTTTTTTTTCTTTGAGTATTAAAAACCCCTTAACAAAAGGTTCTATATGCTCTTTGAAATGTCTCCTTAGAGTATTCTCATTAAATTCTTTTCTAAAATTATTTTTAAAAAATAAAGAAACGGAATCAATATTGTAGTTAGATGAAAAATAAATTTCTGTAGCTTTGTCACACGCAGAATGTTTGCATACAGAGCAATTTGGACTTTTACCTGTAGACTTTTTAGTTTTAGGAATTGTTTCGCAATCTTCTTTACTTTCCTCACAATCATCTTCAAAATTGTCTGACATACCATTTCCTTTTAGAATATAATTGTTGGATTCTCACTTTTTTTACTTACTTTTTTTAATAGTTTTTTTTCAGTTGCTTTTCTTCTATTAAAGTGAGTTATATATTCTATAGGCCATACGCCAAAAAAAAGCTGTTCTGTCTTTTCTTTAGAAGAAACTTTTTGAAAATTTCCACAAGCAACAGATGCTGTGTTAGATAACATTATGTTTTCAACAAGAGGTTCTAATTCATTGTGAATTTGTTCAAGCATAATATTCGTTGGACAAACACGAACAGCAGCAATTCTTTTTAGTGTTTCTAAATTTTTCGGAGAATACATTTTAAAATAATTCTCCAGAGAGTCTAATGAAGCAGAGAGAATTGTTTTTTCAGTAATCCCTTTTAAATCTTCATAAGATGTTGGTGGTCCTTCTTCGTAATATGGCGGAAGATCATCTAAAACATCATTAGCTAACCTTTTACTTATATCTTTTGGACATCCATCTATTTGTAAAAGCTCAGAAATCATTTCTTCATCAAATCCCTGAGAAATATATTTGGTTGCTGCCTCTCTATAGTTATTATAACTATTTAAATCATTTTTACTATTTATTTTTTCAAAAGAATCATAGATGTCCATTTTTTATTTACCTTTTTTTATATTTTTATCCATTTTGTTTTTTTAGAAGAAACAGGTGCCAATTTTAAATCAGAATTAGGAG